CTACCTGCCTCCGCCATTCCCGCCTTCCCTCCCGGCATATCGCCGACGCCTGCGGTCCTGCCTTCCTGCCGTCCGGCTCTGCCGATCTGCCGTTCTGCCTCCCGTCCTTCCTCCCGGCTCCGGCTCCGGCTATGCCTTCCCGCCTTCCCGCCTTCCTTCCGACGTCCGCCCCTCCGCCGGCGTTCACTTGCGCAACCACTCAGCCAATAGCATCCGCTCCTGCCTCCGCCCCGGCGATACCTCCGATGCCATCCCGGCGCCGTCTCACCGCTTCCCCCGGCCATGCTTTCAAGTGTACGCGTGAGCCGTCAAACAAAAAGGCCACCCCGTGAAGGGTGACCCTGTTTGCACAGTGGCTGTGCTACTTGAGCAGTTCGCCGATGTCGATCAATCAGCGGCGCCACCCCCCGCGTGCCCGGTCCACCAAGTAGCAGAACTGTGCGCCGATGACGGCGAGGATGAACAGCTGAATCAAGAACACGTCAGGCATTATGCCCCCCAAACAAGTGAGGATTGAAACGCACTGAACATATTTCGCATATGTTCTTCCGCATCCGCGCGGCGTTGCCAATACCCCCGGTGATTAAGGGTGACGGTCTTTCGACCCCTGTCGTATTCCCCCTGCGGTTCTTTGGCTTCGCGTACCTCAATGCACGCATCCACATAGTTTTTCAGTTGTTCAAGTTGGATAGGTGTGAGCCTCATGATGCACCCCCCACCAGCGTCAAGCCGTGGCCGGTTACGTCGTCCTCGTCAGCGTCGAACGCGTTGAGGTCGTCGATCACGAGTGTACCCGCCCACTCCACCTTGCCACTGGCTCGCACCGTGGTGGTCTGCATGAGTGCATCCGCTACGTACAGCAACCGATCCCCGTGTGCGTGGTTCCGTTCCTCGCCCGACATAATCAGGTCCAGCTGTCGAACCATGCAGTCGTACTCCGCTTGGGTCATCCGTTGAAGCGCCCAGTGGAGCACCGCAGTCATGGCCTTTTTGTTGACCGTGCTCCGCTCGTACTCGTAATCAGGTTGCTTGCTGACGTGTCCAGCTACCTCAACCATCCCCGCGACATAGTGCACGCCGGGCGTCAGTTCCTTAGCGGACGCCTTGAGGATTGATCCCCCATCGGCGGCGTGTGGAGCCTTGAGAAGGGCGGCAGCGATGGCCGGTGCGATGTTGTTTGTGTTGTCGTTTTGCATGGTCGTTTTTTCCTTGTTTGAATAGTGAGCGTTCCGCTCGTCTTTAGTGTATTGCGTTGCGGTATAGGGCGCAACGACTTTCCGCCTAAGTGCGGATCTCAGGGGGCGGACACCGGGCCCGCCCCCATCGAACCGATCTCAGAACTCTTGGATCTCAAAGTTGAACGCGGGAATACCGGTCAAGCTACCGCCTGAGGCTTCCACGGCTTCGGTCATGAAGTCCACACCTGCGGCGTCCTGAAACGCGTTGCGCGGGGTGCTGAGGTGGTTGGCACCGGTCAACGCTTGGTAACCGCTGAACAGGTTGCGCTGTCCGTGATCGTCGTGGAGTTGGCCCGAGTGGCATGCGCCCCAGTACTTACGGGCAGCGCTGGCCCGGTGCGGGGTCAGTAGGCCGCGACCCTGGAGGACACCCGAGAAGGCGTGGAACAAGTCGTCGGACATCGGGATCTCTCGGAGTCCCTCAACCCAGCCGATCCGTTTACGGGCGGCTTCGATCTTGCCCATGACCCCAACGCCCACATCATTGAGCGAGTCTGCGAACCGTTGAATTGCGTTGTGGGTATGCTTGATCTTAATGATCTGATCGGCGCTGATCATGCCGTTGGCACAAATAAACGTACCCTGTCCGATCCCCCACTCAACACAGATCGTCCCGTTGTAGCTGGACCGGAACACCACTTCGATCAGCATGCCCGGTACGCCCGACTCCCAAGCGATCCGACCGTACATTTGAGATCCCGCGTTAGCTCCACCATTGAGCGCGTACGTTTCATAGACGGGATCCGATCCGAGCAAGCCCGATACCACATCGCGCAGGTGGTCGATCGGTGTGGCGTAGGCGATCGCGTTGTACACGAGGTTTCCTGTCTTGGGGTGGTAGGTCGACTCGGGGACGGGGACCGCGCATACGTCCTGATAGGTAACTACCTTTGCGTTGCTACCAACGGTGCACAGCGTGCGGTGTTGAGACGCTCCCGACGGTGGAGGGGCGGGGACGGCCCGACGGAGTGAGCTGTCCACCCGAGCGAGGGCCATGGGGGTGATCAGTGAGCGGATGGCTGTCGTGGTTGCAGTTTGAGTTTGCATGTCGTTTTTCCAGTGGGCCCGTTGGCCCGGTTGAGCTGAAGTGCTCCACTCCGTTTTACCGCAGTGGAATCTCGGGGTCAACCACTTTCTTTTGTTATTTTGCAAGTTAGTTTCTAATCGCTGTACGTCTCTGCATTTGAGAGGTCAGCGCCTCAACCACGCAGCTATCTGGTATTGGTTCCCTTATGGTATGCCTTCCCGCGAGTAAGTAAAAGGCGGACATAAAATGTCCGATTCTCACAGGCTGCGTTCTGACTCGCTTTCTGTGTCATCGCATAGGGTACATATTCCGAAGCGGTATAGACCCCATAGCGAGCGGTCCAGAGCTATAGGCATGTCAAGACTTACGACCGCAGTCTACCGCTTAGTAGGTTAGACAACTTGCAACCTGACGCGACCACTCCCGCGATCCGGTGCCCGATGCTTGGGGGCTTGGGGGCTTGGGGGTTGACGAGCCGAACCGATGGGGAATTGATCGACCCTCCCGCGCGCGGGGAAGAGGGGCCGCCACGCTGACCAGTGGAATCAACCCGCCACGCGTCGCACGCCTCAGGGCCGGTCCGCCTGTCCGCCATCGTAGAATCATCGAGACACCCCCCACCCCCCCGATTTGGCCGACGTAGGGTCCCAACCGCAGGGACCGTTCTGCGCACGAGAGGTATTTTTCAAAACACCTTACCAGTGCGGAATAACCAATAATGAGTTATGCTGTTCGCGACTACAGGAGAGCGTATGTCAAAAGATGGAACACTCCGTTTGAATCTCGAACCCGAGCTTCTCAAACGGATCGACAAGTTGATTGAGCCCGTGTCCACATCGGTCGCGGTTCAAGAGTTGGGAACCCGTGTCAGTCGGCACTTGGTGTCTCGCATTGCGTTGTTGCGTGGGATTCGTCTCATGGAGCAGCAGTACAGCGAAGGCACGGAGATTGTGGCTCACGAGAAACCGGTGGTAGCGAAACCAGTGGTGGAGTCTTCGGTGGAGGCAGAGCCCGCTAAGCCGGTAGAGAAGGCGCCGGAGCTAGACGTGGTGTACGACGACAACGGGTTCATCAAGAAGCCCGATGGTTGGGACTTATGGACAGCAAGTTCTGTCCCTGCGGGACACCAGGAGATGCACAGTTACTACGAGGCTAATGGGTGGGGTCGGTACACGGGTAAGTCCGGTAAAGAGGTGATCTCGTTTTACTGGTGCAAGGATCCGTCTTTGCACGAGATTCCTGTGTACGACGGTTTAGACAAGGGCGGTAAGAAGGTGATGATTCAGAAAACGCCTTACGGACCCGGTCACATGATTCCCCACGGATACGGGGCGCAAGGAGCAACATGAATAACGACACACACCCTGACCAGGTAAAAGCCTGGATTCAATCTTGGAACCCTGAAGCGCTGCTCATGGATGGCTTTGATGCTGCTCTTGTTGGCGCGGCATCGCGCCCTGACTTTGGCATGGTTGCTGTTTATGACCGCGATCTCTGCATTGATGTTCTTGTTGACCAAGGCATGTCCAAGGACGACGCTGTGGAGTACTTTGAGTACACCTGTGAGCAATCGTACATGGGCCCCGGCACTCCCATTGTTGGTTGCTTTAACTTTGATGACATTAGCCTTTCTGATGCTCGTTCGTTCTTGTCTGAAGCAGCTGAACAACGCGGGGAGGAGTAGTCATGCCCTTGTACGTGTACAAATGCGAGGACTGCGGGAAGAGAGTTGAGATACTCCAACCGTTCGATGCCCCGATACCAAACTGTGAGCAGTGCCTCTGCCAGATGAAAAAGCAGATTGCGATGACAAGCTTTGCTCTAAAGGGCGGCGGTTGGGCCAAAGACAACTACGGTCTGAAGAATGACTAAGGTGATCGAGTTGTTCCGTCGGTGCTGCATTGAATGCTGTCACATGTGGTTCGTTAAACTCGACTGTCCTGAGTGCGGGGCGCCAGGTGAGCCCATCAACGCATTGCGTCAATCTTGAGTTTGAGGATCTCGTTCTCTCGTTTGACGTAGTCGACTTCTACTTTGAGCCCTGCAACTTCCGTCATCAAGTCGATGATTTGTTGCAGGTGCTCGTCTCTTTCTTCTTCGAGCTTCTCGACTCTTTTGATGAGGTCGTCTCGGTAAAGAGCCTGCTCAGCTTTCTCTTCTTTCTGAACCTCTCGCTTTTGCTTCAGCATGAACTCATAGAACTTAAACGCGCCAGCACTCACCGCGCCTGTAACAACGGCGACAAGTGCGGCAGTGGCAGTTGGTTTATCCACGGAGATCCTTGTGCATTACTTCCATACGCATTTTAACGTATATCCAAACCCACAGGGTAAAGTAGACGCCTGTAACCACAAGGCTGCGCCCAACTTCGCCGGCTGCAAACTCAGGGTCACTGAACACGTTGACCAAGAATCGGGTGGTCGAAAAGATGTACAGCATCAAGTATGTACCAACGAATCGGGAGCAGGACCGGATGTTGGGAAGACTGAACAACATGCCGAGAGCCACCACAAAGTACAGACAGTACTGAAAGTAGGCCCACTCGTTGCCCCCATCGAGGGCCTCGCCGTAGCTCATCCAAAGCACACGGTTGTTGGCAAGGTCAGCGATGTTCCAGAACAACAGAAGGGGTCCGTAGTCGTGGTAGACCAGGATGTCTTTGTATGCTTTGAAGAAACTTCTCATTGAACCACCGTTACCCAATCATAACTTGGAGTCAGCATGCCTGATCATTCCTTAGACGACATCGTCCATTCCATCCAATCAGCTGTCATTGCAGCCACCGACATCGCAGAAAGGCACGAACTCGATTCAATCACCAGCGAGGAGTTTTGGGAGTTAAAGGTAGATGCACAGGGGGACCCAATCACCGATGATGACGGAAGACACATATATGCACCTCGCATGGTCGTTATGGAAATCCCAACATGGGAAGATGGAGCACTGGTACCAAAAAGAGTTCCGGTCCCCCTCCAGTCGCTCACGACGGGTCAAAGCTTGCGTGTGGATACGCTTGAAGTGGAGATGTCTGTTGAGATCTCTGGGCTTACGGCGGATAGCAAAAAAGGTAAGTTGATGGTGCGTCCCTGCGCCAACACGCCATCGTGGTTCAAAAAAGAAAGCAATGCTGCTAAACTCAAGCTGGTTTTCAAGGGCAGTGAACCGCCCGAAGGTTATGCAAGAATCGACGACCAGCTAATCAAGCTGCTTCCATAGGAGCCACTCATGGCAGATCAACTCGTAAACATGTCATCCCAGTTCGGTGGTCTCCCCATGGACCAACTGATTGGTGGTCCACTCAAAGCCGCCTGTAGTGCACAGACACTGCTTGCCAAGGCCTCTAGCGACTTCATCATGGATGTCGGTCTTGATACGGATGCAACAGGTAAGGTGATGTCTGCCCGAACGGTGGACTTCAGTTTCAATAAGCCAGTGCAAGATGCTGATGGAACCACCAAGATGGAGAAGGTGGACTTGCAAGTTCCACTGCTCGCCATCATCAACACTCCGAGTCTTTCCGTAAAGGAAGCCGAGGTCCGCTTCACCATGGAAGTGAAGTCGTCTACTTCCAGCAAGACCACATCAGACAGTAAGGCAGACCTCACAGCTAAGGCCAAGTACAACGCGGGTCTGTTCAGCTGCGAAGTCACTGTTCACGGCTCTGTGGCCAACCACAGCGAGAACAGCCGCAAGAGCGACAACAGCGCCAAGTACGACGTTAAGGTCGTGGCTCGTGACGATGGACCCCCAGAAGGCCTTATGAAGGTACTGGACATGCTTAACGATGCAATCGCGCCTACCCAGGGTGTGCCTGCTCCTGCTAAGAAGTAGTCGTGGCTAAGCCTCAAACAACGCTTGAGCGGATGCAGCAAAACGTTGCGCAAATCGCCCAAGAGCGAAGGCAGCTAGCTGAAAATAAGAAGCGTAAGGACGCGATTGCTCTTGATGAGCTAGAGTCTCTGTCGCCGACAGCAGAACAACAGCAGTATTCTCAGTTGGTGGATTTGATTACGCAGCGTGACTCGAATGCGTCTACTGAGTCTGAGCCTGCTCCGGGTCCACTCGATTCGATGGAAGAAAACATAGAATCCATAGGTGAGCAGTTTCTTCCGAAGGGTAAAGGTGCGACTTCTGAAGATCGTAGAGACCGACGGGAAGCTAGAACATTAAACAGGGATTCGCTTAAGGAGCTGGCTGCGGCTGGATTTAAAGGCCGACGGGCTTCTGGGATTCAGTCCGTCATGAAAAACTCATCTGAGATGCCTGACACAGGACCCTCGGGCGGTGCCGGGATGTCGCTGACAACTAATCCTGGTCGCCCAAGCCGTCCGCGTAAACCCGAGTAGGTGTTACAGGTAGCTTGACCGCAAGGTCTCGCTATGTGGGGTTGGGGTTTCCCAACGCTCTCTCCTACAAAGTGTGGCCCCACTCGGTATGGGTGTACCGGGTGGGGCCTTTTGTACAGCGAACGGGGAATAGCTGTACTAGCTCTTAACACCCATTACAGTAGATGCATCCAGTTGTGCAGATCGTCTCATCTGATCCATGATGTCTTCTAGGGAGCGGTACTCGCCTGTCTCTGTGCCGCCAGTACTTGTCCCCATGTTCATCATGTTCATGCTGTCAGGGACTTCTTCAGCCTCAGGCTCAGGCTCAGGATCCGGTGCGGGAGGGGCCCCGTACTCTGCCTTGACCATGTTGAGAGCCTTGTGAGGGTCGATCTCTGCAATGCAAAGTGCGCACAACGCGTCAAAGGCGGTTTCGTTCTCGTAGATTTCAGGGGCTGACTTCTTTACCCAGGTCTCGAACTCTTCGACGGCCTGATCGAGTTCAACCTTCTCAGCAGCAGCGTTTGCTTCTTCGATCGCTTGGAACCGTTGACGCAGTTCTTCTCGCTCTTTAATGACTTCTTGCAACTCTGATTGAGTAGCTGTAGACGCTTTTTCGGTGGTGTCTGAGTACTCTTGTTTGAGAGTTTCGATTGCAGTTTGGTGCATGAGCTTTAGCTCGTCGATTTCTTTCTGCTTTTCTTTGAGAGGGTCGACATCTCCGTTCAACCACTTTTGCACACGAGTCTCTTGAGTACGCACGTCTTTTTCGCGCATGTCCAGCTTCTTACGTACTTGGGACATTTCAGAAAACTTGTCGGTGTATCCTCGCTGCCAGTGGTTGTACTTGGTTTGAAAGCCACTCAAAAGAGACTCTTTCAAGTTATCTTCGAGGCCGTTAAACCAGTCGCTGTCTTTGAGGCTGTTGACCTCTCCGTTCCACTCAAACACGTCGGGTACGGCCATCTCTGCTGGCTCGGACTCGGCGGCCTCTACGGGCTCAGCTGCTTCTACAGGTTCCTCAGAAGCAACCGAGTCACTAACTTCAACGTCTGCGGTTGTGACTCCGGTATCGGTAGTTGTTTCGGCTGCTTCTGAATCTTCGTGACTGTTGTACATGTGCTCTCCTACATGGTTAGTCGTGTTTAAGCCATAGGGGCTTCAGGTTCCATCATTGGTGCTTCAGGAGCTTGTGGCTTAGCCATCGAAGCTGCTGCTCGCTCAAGTTCCATAAGTACTTGGAAGTCACGCGACAACAAGTCTGCAAGCTCTTGCGCTCCCATTTCTGCGTACTGTGGAATCGATTGGGCGGCCATCATGATCTCTTCGGCCCGCTCTTGCGACATACCCAAAGTTTCCATGAGTGGCTTCAAGTCATCAGCGCCTGCTGCTTCAGGCATGTCCGCGTCTGCTTCAGGCATGTCACCTTCAGGCATGTCGCCTTCGGCACCTTTTTCTTTAGCCATCATTTCGTCGGCCTTGTCCATAGCAGGCTTCAGGTCCCGCTCGGGTACGATACCTTCAGCAGGAGCTTCCATCATTGCGTCTGCATCCATGGGACCCTCATCTCCGGGCATCTCTCCGCCACCTTCTTCGGCTGCGTAGAGGTCGGGAAACTTCTTCTTAGCGTCTTCGTATCCAGGTTCACCCTCGTAGGGCAGGCGGTTACCAGTGTTTGGATCTACAGGCATGTGAGTCTCCTTAAGCGACTACGGATACGTAATGTGTTTGTCGACTTCAAGTCAACGATTGGTTTGGGTCAAGGGCGACAAGTTCAAACGCTGCTTCCAGTCCGATCGACTTGATAAACTTCTGAGGGACGGAGTGGCGGTCACCAGAAGACATGTCTTCGTAGAACGCACCGTCTGTTCTTGAGTCGTCTTTTATGTAGCGCAGTGTCCGATCTGAAGATCGAGAAAGCGTCTGCGCGTATTCAACAAGCTCAATGTCGTTCAGCTTGTTTCGTAGGGATGGGTCAGGCACTTTTCACATCCGTTGTTTTACCGACTTTTGCAGCTGCCTTCTTTTCGTTGCGAATCGTGCGCCGCTCAGCAGTAAGTTCTTTAACCATCTTAGCGTCATTACCTCGCGCCTTCCGGCGCTCCCACTGTTTGTGGAGTCTCTCGTCGGTACGCAGTCGGTGCTTTTCCGTAGTGTTACTTTCAATCTCAACTCGATGTCCGGGGAATCGATCTTCGATTGTTTTAATGCAACGATCATAGTCTTCCCTGGTCTCAGCTTTGCCGAGTACCCCAAAGTCAATCGGTACGAATGATCCTGGCCCTTGTCCGTGAACAGCAAACCTTAAACCGCGAAAGCTCATTTTACGATCACTACCGCACTCAGGGCACACAGGTGGTCCATCAGCTCGACGGTACATCACTTCAACTTCAAAGAAGTCGCAGCCTGTGCACTCTACGTTGTTGATCATGAAGCTCATCGTGATCGAACCTTATCACGCCATTTGGTTACACCGGGCGTTGCGTTCTCTCCAACCATATCAATGATCGAGTCTGGGCAGTCGACGTAGGGGTTTCCTGCCTCTCCGTACTCGGTGTAGCCCCAAGACTCTTCGCCTTTCTCCATGTGAAAACACAAGATAGAAATCTGGCAACCTGAAATGCGTGGGTTCATTCGAGTCGGTTTAACAGCAACCCACAACCTCTTACCAAAGTCAGAACTCTTACTGTCGAGGACAATGTGGGTCTTAGCTGCGTCTTCGAGCAGCCAGTCTTTAAGGTCTTTGCGGGTGTTGGTTCCTACGGGAAACTGGAGTGCCATGATTCACCTCTCTTTCTGATCTTGGCGATTTGTGTATTCGCTAACTATGATAACGCTTTTTCGTCAACTATTGTCTGTGGTCAGGCGGGAAGAGCATTCCGGTCACCACTTGAAAGCTGCCGTCTGGAGATGCGAGGTACCCTTTCGGAGAGCCTCCGTCGGGGTTTTTAAAGAAGTAAACGTAACCCTTACCGCCAGGACCTGGCCCTGAGTAGATAGGGTTGCTGTTGTTCACGTCGTTTTGGTAGTCTAAACCCGCAGCTGTTTGCCGATCGTCATCAGACATGTCGCCGCGCAAGTCTTTTTCGTATTGGTCTAGGATGTCGTAGATGTCGGTCTTATCCGGCGTGTCCACATTCTCGAAATCTTCTCCATGATCGTCAGCTACAGCCTCGTTTACTTGAAGGCCCTCTTCGTTAACTGTAAGCGGGGTGTAGTCACCGTCCGTATCTTCCTTTTCTTCAGGGGGAGGCGGGGGAGGCGGGGGAGGCGGTTTCGGTGGTGAAGACTTCCTTTGTTTTAGCGTAGACGGCTGGGGTTGATTTTCAAACACGTCTACGTTTGATCGACCTCGACCATCATCTTTAGGGGGGTCAGGAGCAGCTTTCTTTGCCTTAGCTGGCTTCTTGTCGGGGTTAATGAACGCCGAAAACCGCTTCAAGACTTCTTCTTCTGCGTCCATTCGGTCTGACTGGGGGAACGCAGTCTCACCCAGATCCCCAGGCATGTCGGTCACGCCTGTAGCCGGGTCTGACTCAGGGAAAGCTTCTCGTGACTCAACACGTTTCAGCAACTGATAGTTGTCCGGGCCCTCTTGTCCGGGTGTGTAGGGCATGTTCTTCTTCTCGCCCACAGGAGTCACACCCTCTCTGTACATGAGCGTCTCTTTTAGATCCTTCGGATCATCGCTACCTTGGGGCAGCGACTCACGTAGCGTCTGCATCTTTTCGCCGTAAGAAGCCATCAGACCTTCTTCTTAGACTTTTTGTACGCCATGGCAGCTGCTTGCTTAGTGCTGTAGCTCTTCTTCTTTCCGCCTGTGTGGTAACCGGGCATGTCTGACTCCTATGCTTGCGCAGATTTACGTTTAGTTCTTGCAGCCTGGACTGCTTTGACGTTGATGTCTTGGCCACTTCGATATGCTTCGCCTGTAGCGATAATCTCTTTAGCCGCCGTATCTTTTGCGCTCTTACCCTTAGCGTGAGCTACATACTTTGACGGTACGCCTTTGCCCTTACTTTCGTCGACATGATGGTACTCTTGTTCTCGCTGAGCCATGACTACCTCAAGTCCGTGTCGTGTTTCTTAGACCCACCGATGTAGCTGTTGACCCGCCCCATCGCCCATGCTGCCATTGATACACCACGAGACCCGGAAGACAAATACGCGCCTTGACCTCGACGGTAGACCTTCACGAGTTTCCCGTACGAGATACCAGACTTCTTAGCCTTCTCCCGAAGAGTTTTCTTGGTGGCTTCACTCAGAGGCTTACGCTTCTTTCGCTGGGCTTTAACGGCGTCTCTCGCCTTATCAGATTTAGACTTGGCCATTACCACTTTACCTTGTCAGCCCAGTAAGCTGCGCTGAGTTTACCCTTAGCAATGTTTTTAGCATGACGAGCCTTGAAGCTTGCCCGCTTCTTCTTCATCTTATCAGACTCACCTTTCTTAGGGTCACCTGCGGTACTGGCACCCTGCTCACCAAACCGAATCAGTTTGATCGTGTCGCCTTCCTGGGCCAGAACAATGTGACTCTTACTGGGGTGATCAGGAGTCCTCTTGGGTACGTTTACGCCTTTGAGACGGTGCTTCTTGAGAAGCATCGCCTTACGGACTTTATCTCTTTTGGAGAGAGCCATTAGGCTTGGCCTTCCCTAATCGGAGCCCCACCTCCAGCTGCGAGAGCTTCTTCTGGGGAGCCAGCCTCTCCTCCCATCAATGCTGCGACTAGTTCGGGCGGCAAGTCAGACATTGCAGCTTCTGCCTCAGCTTGCTGTTGTGCCTCAATGGCGGGTTGACCCGCAGCCGCTCCTCCGAGTGACTGAGCTTGAGCCGCCATCTCAGCGTCTTGCTGCGCGGCCATAACCTCTTCTTCGGGCATCAAGATACGCGCCGGTAGACCGAGCCCTGAAAGGACCTCCTCGGTCAGGCGGCGGGTGTCGACGTTCGGGTCTTGAGACAAGAACGGAAGCAACTGCATAAGTGTTTCTGCAAGAACGCTTGGGTTTTGTCGGATGGGGTTGTAGCTGACCATCTTGAACCCAATCTCCAAATCTTGGATGCTCTTGAGGTCAACTTGTGTCCACTTACGGTCGCCAGCAATGCGGACCATCTTCTCTTTCTTCATGTACTTTTGGCACAGGTAGAAAGATTTGGCCGCGACATCTTCGAGGGCATCGTGTACGTGTCCTTCGCGTGTGGCCAATCGGGTTCGCATCTGAGCATCGATGATTGCCATCTCAGTAGCAGTACGTGCCCCTGTGACTTGACCGCGAGCTGCTTCAGCCAAGGCTGAGATAAACGCGGCGTCATCTTCTTGCCGAGCAATAAACTCTTTGATTCCAACCGGAGTATCGGGCATGGGCATTTCGTAGAACAAGCTACCCAAAGACCGAAGTGCCTCGCTGTTTTGAGGGCTGACACCCACGAAAGAACCTGCGGAAGCTTCGACGGCTTTGTTCAAGTCTTCTTCAGTCAGTCGACCGGAGTCATACATGATGCGTGGAATCATCAAGTATACGATCTGCTTCATGTGAGTGAGTAGGTCGTTGACCGTCTCTTGCTGGTCCAGAACCAACTGAACCTCACTAAGGCCCAGGCAATCTACCCCTGAGTGGTTCAGACTGAACATGCTGTACGGGATGTAGTCAATCTTGTCTTCAAACAGAACGACATCAGCTTGTTGGTTGTAGTGCTGAACGGTGCCCTTTTCGCGATCGTAGTATTCCCAGATGGTGACCCACTGAAACGCGTCCTTTACGTTGGAGCCCTTGTCGTCCTGCATTCCAGTCGACAGCCACTTAGGGTATCGGTCGGGTGTGATTTGAGAGACGTTTTCGCCTTTGTACCGACCTTGCTTGACCCTGGCTTTGAACTCTGAGTAGGGAACAACCGTGGCTTCCATCCAATAGCGGATGTCTTCTACGTCACGGACGGTCATGTCAAAGAACACGGCAGAGGGGTCGATAACCCTGGTGACGGGACGGTCTTCTGCTGCGTTCCAGCCAGTCTTAAAGATACCTCGCTTACACAACACGGCGTCGATCAGAGCCGTAGCAGCGCGTCTACGCATCCTGTTCTTCTCAAAGATGTACTCAAGAAGTCCCGTGACGGATGGGGCTGCTTCATCTGAATGAGGCGTACGGGGCATGGCCGAGACTTGAGGGTGCGGTCCAATCAACGCAGAGATTGCAGTGTCCGCAATCGCGTAAATCAGGTTCTTGCTACAGAGGTAGTGGCGAGACGCACCACCCAAGTCAGAGTCAGAAAAACGGAAGAAGTCACCACGGTAAAATCGTCGTGCCTTTTCAAACTGCTTTCGTTCGCTTTGATCGTAAAACGCACGATGTCGTTTAATCAGCGCACTTAGTTTAGGTGCCATGATGAGTTCTCCCGCTCATGTGAGTGTAATCAGCCGCTGACTTTGCCGAAGGGCATTGGTGTCATAGTGGCTTCCTTAAGCTTTGCGCGCTGTTTTTCCGCCTCTGTTTTTGCTTCCGCGTCTGCATCTGCGATCTTCTTTTTCGCGTCAACATTTGGCTTGTCATCCGTGGCGTTCTTTTTCGCCTGCTCTACGGTTTTCATTTGGGCAAGCATTGACGCAGCTTGATTTTTCAGATCTGTACCTTCCGTCTTGTTTGGTTTCGCCATGTTTAACTCCTGTCTCGGGGTATTGGATTAAAGGGACTTTGTGCACGCCGCCGTTGGTGACTTTTGTGCCGGTCAAGATCACCGATGGTCACTTGACCCGGTGTTCGCGGTAACTGTATCTCGGTTGAGCCTTTCACGAAATGACGACGCGAAAGAATGTCAGCTGCCATAACGGCTGTTCGTGCGCGGTCAAAGTGGTGAGTCGCTCCGTCTAGCCCTTTTGTGCGTTTCTTTCGGGTGCCGTCGTAGTTCAGTAGTTGGTGCAAAAGACCACGACTACGCATTGTGATCTCTTCGTGCCGCAGCATTTGAACCAGCAATGCTTCTGCTTCTTGGAGTCTCTTGTTGGTTGCGTACCAACCTGGGTGGTTGTGGTTAGTCCACAACAAGTTGCGGGTACCGTTCTCTTTCAAGATGGCAATACACGCAGTGGCGTTTGACTCGACTGCCAGGAGAGCTTCGTTGTAGCGTTTCTGCGCTCGTTGCAATCGTTTCGAGAACCGGTCAGGTGCCTCGCGGCCTTCCCAAAAAGCGACCTCTTTTCTCTCGAAAGTGTCCCACACAGTCAGTGCCGACTTGTCACCCGTAGACCCGAACCCCGCAGGGTCAGCTGTAATCAAGTACTTGACTTCAGGTTTAGGGGGGTCGATTTCGTAAATGCCGCACATCCCCAAAGCGGGGTCAGGATTGGCCGCAGCCAACGCGGGTTTGAGTAGCTCAGCAGGCATCACGGGGTTGGTAGAGCCCAGCCACCCGTCGTACGGATCAGACGGGTACTTAGAAGAAAACAGGCGGGAGTCTCCAACAAACTCAGTGCCAAGTGCTCTTTGCCTAAAGGCTAAGCTTGCGAGCCCCATGTCTTTGTGGCGTTGTTGGTATTCAACCTCGTCGGGTTTAAAGTCCAAGTCTTTCGCAATGATTCGGCAACTATCGTCTCGCCACCACTCCAAGAACACCGGAGTGAATCGACTGTTACCTTCTAATGAAGACTGCCACATTTGCTCGTGGTGAGAGCCGGCTCTGCCGGGTGTCGACTCCAGAACAACTTTAGCGTTGGGCCGTTTGTTTACAGTAGGGAAGATGTTGATTGCAGCTTTCTTTTGCCATTGAGCTTCACCGAACTCGGTGATTACAAGGCGGTCGATTGACCTACCGATTGCGGGAGATCGCCCACCAGCGGTCAGTACTTTGATTCCGCCTCCGTGAACAAACTGCATCTGAGTGGCGCCTGCTTTACGACCTGGGGCCAATGGCATCCGCACGTCATCTGGAAGTCGCTGGTAGGCAAACAAGATCCGTTCAAAGATGTCTTCTGCGGTGTCTTGCCGCTCTGCGATCAACAGACCCTTGACGCCTTCTAAGTACATGCAGTCACGCAACAAGAGCATCACAGATACGGTCGTAATCTTGGCTTGGCGGAACTTGTTCACCATTATCCATTGATTGTTTTCGTATGCTTCAAGCACACGCCGTTGCGTAAACGTGGGCTCCATGTACCCGATGGTTTCGTCTTCTCTGACGATCTGGCACATCGACACAAACGCATCTGGTGTGGCGAACAGTGCACGTACTTTACCGGGGTGGATTCCAGGTGCATCGGCGTACCGGGCCCCCGATTTTCTTTTCGTCGGGTTTACTTGAGGCTCAGACATGGTTTTTATCGTATCATGTTTAGTCGTATGCGGTATGGAACTGCCTGTACTTGCACAGTCATACGTTGTGTTGTATACATTAACCACGCACCCACTAAGTGTGTCGGGTAGCCGAAAGGTCCGACGAGGTCACTAAAGGGCAGGCGACAAACCAACAACCCTCTTTATAGTTTGTGGGTTCTTCGCCCACTCAGCCAAAAGGCACAAAATGTCCATTAGTACCGAACTTTTGAACACTACGTTTGCGGATCTCCGCGGACCTCTGGTGAACTCGTTTGTTCGCAGCAATGAACTGTTCGAGGCCCTGACAACAAAAGCACGTATGCCCATGGAGGGAGGAACTCGTATCGAACGTTCCTTCGCCGGTGGTGCACCTGCTCGCGGTGTCGGTGTTTACGTCGGTGACGAGCTGCTGAACATGACCCGTCGTCAACAAATCAACCGGTTCCAAGTTGAACCTCACCGTGTTGTTGTCGCCGTTAACATTCCTAAGCGTGAGTTGAACCAGAACAGCGGAAAGCTGGCTGTCATTCGTCTCATCGAAGAGTACCCACAAACCACCATGGAAGCGGTGAAGGCAGACTTGAACAAGTACTTCCTCACTGGTGTCAGCCGTGGTCTTGTGTTCACTACTTCTGAGCTGAAGGGATTCTTGACTCTGAACGGTCTCGTTACTGACGGTATCGGAACCGGTGTGACCAATGGTCTTATCGACTTTCAGTCACCAGCCGATCAAGCAACTTCCGCTCAAGTTGTTCAAGGTGTAGCTAAGAGCACTTTGATTTCTCACTTCAACCAGTTTGAAGATGTGTCGTCAACCTCCGGCTTCTCCGCGAACGGTCTTCACCCCCTCCGTCGGATCTACCGTAAGTGTGCTCACTACGCGGGCGGTCCTGGTAAGGGTCCAGACCTTGTGATCATGGACGACGATACGTACACTCTGTACGATCAGAACATCCTGCAAAACAACGTCCGAATCAACTTGGTTGACGATAAGACTGACAAGACCAACACCATGGCGCTTACGCTTGGTTTGGCTAAGGTCCACTCGTCGATTGACCTCGATAAGGATGATTCAGTGTTCGCGTCTACCGTTGCTGCTGAGGGAGTGTCCTACTTCTTGAACACCGACTACATCGAGTTCCCAATGCTCGAAGCTCCGAACATCTCTGAGTTCAAAGAGCGTGTTGGTGATCAAGACGTTGTGACTGCTCTGTTTGCTATGCAAGGCAACATGATCTGCACCAAGCTCCCTGCTCAGGGCGCTGTAACTGGTACCGCTGGTACTACCGCAACAGCGTAAGGAAGGTAAATCATGGGAACGTTCAAATCTGATCCGTTGTCTACAACATACGATGATGCAGTTTATGCACTGGGTACTCAATACTCCCAGACCGCAGAGCAAGTTGATTCGTATGGGTCTGGTGTAAACACAGCCGTCACTCTTACAGCGGCCCAAAAGCTTATGCTTTCGGGTCACCGTACTTGGGTGTTTGTTGAAGCTGCCGCGGCCATCGCGGCGGGTTCTTTGTGTAAGCGTAATGCTGACACCACTCCATTCAAGGCTGCTGAAGATGCTGCGAGTGAAACGTTGGTCCGAGATCTTGTCGGAGTAGCTGATCACGCGATTGCGTCTGGCAAGTATGGCTGGATTATCTGCAAAGGCGCTTGCGTTATTGAAGCTGAAGCTGGGGTCGCCGCAGGCGAGTTTCTGGCTTCGGACGGAGACAACGTAGCCGGTGAAGTGGATACTTTTGCGGGCACAAGCGCTGCTGACACTCAAAAGATCGTTGGTACGGCTCTGGAAACAGAATCTTCCAGCGCAACTTTTGGGGCTGGCTACGTCATTGCACGGATCGACATTCCTTCCTAATAGGTAGGTTCGTGATACACTTGAGGGGCGTAGCTTTCGGGTTACGCCCCTCTCGTATTTAGGAGGTCCTGTGGACGTATCTCTCGGCGCGCTTCGCCAACGACTGCTTAACTTCCGCTCGTGGGACAGTACGGGTGAGACTTTGGACAACCGCATTCGGGAGGCGATGAACACCGCACTTGACCGACTAGCGGGTGATGTCCCCGAAGCTTTGATTCCTGATGAGCAGCATGTGGCCTTGCTCCCCGATCAAAAGGGTTCGACATACAAGGCTACTGTTCTGGGTGTAACCGACCAACGTGTCCTTCAGTTTTACGACACAAGCGGCACGGCTTTGGGACTGAGTACAGTCAGTACGTGGCTACCGGAAGTAGACGGCACCTGGGATGGTGTCATGCACATCGAGTTTACGGACACTACGGGCCAGCTGCATCGTCGTCAGTGCCTGGAGTTTTTTACGACAACGGTGACGGTAGATAACGTTTCGACAAAGCGGTACTACGTTACGATTGACCGACCCTTTGCTGACCCGTCTTTGAGCAACTCGGTTTCAAATCGCATGGACTTCAGGCTTCATCAGCCAGAGTTCTTCTTGCGCGATGATGTGATGGAAGTTCTTGAGCCCGCTCGCGTGTTCGACTCCTCGCGTCAACAAGTTTGGGCAGTAGACACGGCGGGTGCGTACCGTCAGGACATGGTTGACTTTAGGGGCGACAGCACAGGTCGTCCCTACCGTATGTGGAGAGGGCGCCACTTCCAACTGCCAGCCCCTACAGAAGCGCCTGAAGTAGGCGAGTTGATGGTAGAAGATTCTAAGCTAACAACAGGATCAGTGGACGCGAACACTGAGATTCTTTTGTGGGCTCACGGAAAGCCCGCCAACGCTTATTCTACGGGGGAGTGGGGTATTTGCTACACCTACGTCATGGGTCGACGGGACAAAGAGTGGCAGCAATCACCTCTGATAAATCCTGATACTACGGCTACGGTAAATGACAGTTCCCAAAAACTCAACTGGGCATTTGAGTCGTACGGCGGCGCTTTGATTGATGGTGTAAAAGTAGCTGCTGGGATTCATGATCCGTTGTGGGAAAGCGCCCCCTCTCCGATTACAACCATCAAAAATGTAACTCAGGCATTTGATACAAATTCAAACTCTGCGTATGACCCAGCGACATCGCTGCCCCCCGGCTCGCTGTACAAACGGGCCATGGTTTTGGCGGCTACCAACATTGACGCTCAGCAAGGATTTCAAAATAAAGTCCCCGTGGCTGGTTCTACCGCAGACACGCCAGACTTGAGGCAGGGTCGTTCGGGCTACCGGATTCGTTACTACATCGCTCACTTGGGAAGCAACAACGATCAAGACTCCTACGACACCGAAACAAACGCCAGGTACTACTTCTTGTGTGAGGTAGAGCCTACGTTTGACCAGCTCCAAGGGACTCTGTACGGCGCCACTACGGACATGCTTCGGTCTACGAAGAAGAAGGGTGCCCGGATTGTATGGAATGGCGATCAGCTGTATGACTACCATCGCCCATTGCGCCACTCTACCGGGTACTACTCTTACAAAGTTTACCCCCACCAAGACGCTCGGTACGAGCTGGACTTTCGGGTGCTTCGATTGCCCCGTAAATACGTAGACGACCAAGACACGGCTCCGATTCAAAGAGACGCCGTCCCCGCGTTGATTGAGTTGTCCCTGCACTATTTGTGTTTGATCGATGGGGTAGATCAGCAAGGCGCTCAGATTCACCTTGACCGGTACGAAGAAGTCGCGCGCAAGTATCGAGAGCGATACGCTAACCCCGGTCGTGTGGTAGAACCGGTACCGTTGTTCGGTTACTCCGCTCGACATCGCTATGGGACATTTGGCTCAACCAGCGAATAAACACCCACCCATGAGGCTATTGTGAAGAAACTAAAGAACTTGACTCAATACAAGTCACCACTGGCGCTACCTCGGCTGGAGCTTGGATCTCACGTATCCAGAATCAGCTTGAACGGTCGCTACGAAGAAGCAGTTGTACTGAGTGTCACTTGTGCTGAAAGAGACAGCACGAAGAGTTGGTCGGCTACGATTATTGCAAAGAACGGCATTGAGTTTATCTCAGGCGACACGGAGCACCGAGGTAAGTCTGACTGGATGCCTAAAGATTGGATTTACCACGTTGAGACCGGTTCTTGGTACGGGCCATCGCAGCCCGAAGTTGTCGAAGAACAAGAGATGGCAAAGCCTCCAGAAGACACCAACCCCGACGTTATTGTCGAGGTTCCAGAGCCTTGGGAAAACGAGAAGTACTTCTCTTGGCGGTCACGGGTTCTTAAGTCAGACGTTCGCTTGAAGGCTCTGCCTGATGTTCAGGCACTGCTCTCTCAAGTGTGGAAAGACAAGTCGTTTGATGAAGGCATCCAACTGTAGAGATACTTGAGGTGCGTACATGTCGGGGCCGACAAGACAAGAAATAGATTCGTTCGTAATCCCCCCAGGGGAAGACTTGGTTCAGTACTCGCCCAGTGATCTGGCGCAAAAAGTACAAAACCTTGAGCTTACTCCCGAGGGGACGCTGAAGTCTCTTGTCGGTCCTTGCGCATTTGCAAAGGGGCCTCAAAGTTACTTGTTCAGTAACCACCTACCGTTCTCGGTGTTTCACGCGTCTTTGTTGAGTGGGTCGGCTCCGACTATCTACGCGAGGACGGGGAGTGAGGTTTTCAGGTACGAAGGCTGGCATGGAACAGACGAAACGTACCCCTTCTACGCGGGGGGTCAGTGGCGTTCGCAGCTATCCGGCCTTTCGTCAAATCCGTCACCTCGATTCCCTGATCAATGGATCGTGTTGAATGACAGGATTGTCTGGTCGAACGGTGTAGATAAGCCAAGGGTCTTTACTTACGATGGCATGGTCACCCCCCTGGGGTTTGACACCCGGCCTACAGCCCCGCTGGCGCTGGGTCCGATTCAGTCAGGGTACCAAAAATCGGCCAACAGCTACCCCAACACTAAGGGGTATTCGTGGCAGGGTGACATCGGTACATCAATCGAGTCTTTGACGGGGGAAGCCGGTTCTGTAAGGGGCGGCACTTGGTACTACTATCTCCAGTACGAAGACATTCACGGCAACCTCTCTGAGTTTTCTGTGTCAAGCAACCCCGTTCAAACAAGCACAGCAAACGCCGACCCGTTTGATCCTGGGGGAGACAGTAAAGAGACGGGTGTAGAGATCACCAACTTGCTCCGCCAGTTTCATGTCTCTCTAGGAAGCGAAGCACCCGATCACTGCGTTGCTGTCCGTTTGTACCGCACAGCTGACACTAAGAACGTAGGTGGAGAGCCTCAGTTGTTGGCGAGGCTACCGGGAACAGGAGCCGCTGAGTACGCAGACAACACACCTGACTCGGGCTTGGGTTCGATTTGGGAAGAGACCGTTTCTGTGCCCGTATTCAAGTTGATGTGCACACACCAAGGAAGGCTTGTAATCGCCAACACTGAGGATGAGCCTGGCATTGTTCGGCGTTCTCAGCCGGGCTTTGCGGGGACGTTCAACAAACTGGACTTTATCTTCCCTGATAGCGGTGGTAGTGAAGTTACTGGTATTGCTTCTCACGCTGGCGTTCTTTTGGCTTTTACTGAAAGCAGCGTCTACTCTTTGGAAGACTTCGGCCTTCCTAGACCTTTGGCGCAAGGTATTGGCTGCGTGGCGCCCAATAGCATTCAGGCATTACCGAATGGCCTTCTTGTTTGGCTGGGCCGGGACGGTTTTTACGGGATGTCTCCGTCAGGCCAGGTTCAACGACTCAGTAAATCGATTGATCGGTTGATGAGAAACTCGTTGAATCGGGGTCGACTGTCCTTGGCTACAGCTGCTGTGGACGCCCACACCAATGAGTACCGTTGTGCCGTGTCAAAAGCTGGGTCTCCGTTTAACAACTTGATCCTCTGTTTCGACGGACAAAACTGGCGTCGTCATGAGTTAAATGTGCACATCGCAGACATGTGTCGGACAGACGACTTTAGTCAGCATCTTTTGGCTCTTGTTTTAGACTACACCGCAAAAGTAGATAGTCAGGGCAACGTAGGGTTACGTGAAACTCGGTCTCCTGTGATTGACGATACGTACGGTTATGTCAACCCTTCGGTGTATGACTTAGATGGTTCGATGTCTGAGCCTATGACTCATTTGTTAGTTTTGGATCGAGAGACCGGTGACACTGTTTACACACCACCGCCACGCACTGTTGTTTATCGATCAGGTTGGTTTAGGGCGGACGTGTCGGGCTTGGTGCCCGTAAATGTGCGGTCATTATTTGTGGGAATGGTTGACGCTTGGGACGGTGACGCGACTGTGCGTATCTTTAAGAATGGGTCTGAAAAACCTGTACACGAGATAACTGACTTACGGTTGATTGGTGTTGACAACGAATCTGACGTAGTCAAAGACCTCGTAGGTCAGGCTATTAACAGAGACTCTAAGTTTCATTCTCCCAGGTTCTTTTGGCGTCAGGTACCTGTGGGCCTTGAAAACGTGAACACTTGGTGCTTTGAAATAGAGATTGAACAAACTCCTTCTTTTGTTGAGTCCGACAACGTACCTCGAATGGAGTTGGCGTCTTTTGCCTTCGAGACCAGTGTAGCGAGTTCTGGTAGTCCTCGTGGCCGCATTCCCCTTAAGTCGGACAGGTAAGCAGTATGCCCTCTATCTTTCGTAAACGATTTCTTCGTACGGGTGATGTACTTGACCCAAACGAAATGAACCAAGACTTTCAGCCGTGGATGGGGCTTCTTTCGGGAAACTTAACGGCGGACAACTTGAACGCATCTGCTTTTGCAGACCAGGCAACTGTTTCATCTGAAGCTCACTTGAAACACCAGTACATCGAAGTCATGTGCGCACTCCCCTTTTTGACGGGAGTCACCGCAGATCGTCAACCTAACTTTTTGAAGAAGATGATCAATGATGGTTACGGTTCTCCCACGGATGAAAGTGCCGCAGCCGCGTACGAGTTTGAAGATCATAACGACACGGGGAGTCCGATCACGTTTGACTACCATCCGTCTAATGTGCAGGTCATTGGTAAGGGTGGGGGCTGGACTCCACTTAAAGACGGAATCAAGCTGTCAGACTTCACCGTTACAGACGGGTCTACGTATGAAACCGCCCCAGGGTCAGTCACGACAAGCTCGGACGGAGAAGTTGACCTTTGGATCAACGCGTTTGTTCAATACGTCCGTAACGGCTTTGGGCGCACATTTGATTCGTTTCTTGACCCTGCGATGTCTGCTGTGTCACCATCAGCGTATTTGACGGGCAATCCACCTTTAGATGATTACGGAGGTGACACCAGTCCCCTTGATTACGGTATTCGATTTGTTCCTCCTACTGACATGGAAATAGTCAACCCGTCGAGGGCTGCGTGCTCTCACATATCAATGGGCTACAGTCCCGCGGATGTTCAGTTTGCTATTAGGGTAGACGGTCAAATACTCGAAGAAACAATCACGGGTAAAAGAAACACTCATGAGCGTACTCCTCTTGGAATGCGCAATGTTGAAACCCGCGCTGTAGACAACGATGCTGTTCACACAGATAAACCTGGTACGGGGAAATCCAAGGCGACGGGGGGTAAGCTGAACCAAAAAATGCCGGGTAATCGATCGCCCACAGTTCGGTCAGCGGGTCTTGGACCCGAAGTTTTTGGTACACGATTGAGTACCGTTGTACGAGTGGGCGCGGGTAGCCACAAAATCGAGATTGTCGCACGAAGATTGAACAATGTTGATGGCATCTACAACCTCCCTAATGACGCTGTTGGTGTTCTTAATCGTCAGTTGTCTGTGACTTCAATCTCTCGTGATCGTCATGTCAGCCAGTCGATGGCCCCCTCGAACCTACCGGCGTTTGATACAGAAGATCCATTGCAGTTGATTGCACCGACTCAGACTTTAGAAAAACTGCTAAACAACATCCCACCTAGCGCAGTTAAATCGAACTCTCTGAGGCATCAGCACTTAAAGAGCATCGTTCGTAACTGGTCACGTAAGTCGATTAATCCCATTGGTTTAAGGTCGAAGTCACTGCCCCGAGCTGAAGACGGTAGATCTTGGCTTACGTTGAGTTCTTTGCACTCACGCGACTACGGCGGACTCCACGAAACTGAGTCAGACAGTTTGCTCGCGGGCACGGGTTGGCAAGCGCTGTCGTCGTCTACTTTTGGTGAGTACTTGATGGTGTCAAACACCGACGGTACGTCTACGTCAGGGACGATTGAGCCAAACGATTTGATTTACGTGTTTGCAGATCTGGTTTGTAACATCAGCCCTGATGGCGACATGCCCATGAGAGAGCGATTGCTGGACACGTTCGCTCATTTTTGCATCGGTCATCGTGAGTACAACTCAAAAATCGGAGACGAATCCAAATCTAAAGTGTGGAGGTTTGACCGAGCTTCTCGTGTAACAGTCAACTTAAACAACTGGATTGGTAGAGACATCAACTACAACATGACTATTTCAGGGTCGGGCGATGGCGATCATCCCGGTACAATCGAATCAGACAATCCTACCTACTCGACTACTTCGACTGATCGGCGAGTGATGTATGACAATCTTGAAGACATGCCTGATTCGATTCACGTCAGTTTGATGTTTGTGCTTGACGGTAAAAATCAACGGACTCCGCCAGGTACAAGTGCGTGGGAAATCGGCGACATTGCTGTGTTTGGTGCGGGTACTCAAAGTGGTGGTCGCGAAGACGGAACCATTCATGGGTCTGGGTCCAACAACTGGAACGATGTGTTTTGGGAGAGAGCGGGTACTGAAGTCTCAGATCCTAAGTACAGAACTTCAGGGGGCTACGAGTTTCAGACCGGCGGTGGGTGGACCGATTTCACTTGCCGGCAGCCCATCATTACGTTTAATCAAGGGATGGCAAGCATCTCGCTTCTCCGCCTTAATCGATCACCTGAATAGTAGGTACCTCTGTGACTCTATCACTCAGCTACAGTTATCCTGATGGGTCTGCGTTTGACGTTAAGGCGCACAATGAAAACATTATTCATGTGCAAAAGAGTTTAAACGCAGGTGGGATTGACCCCGCCATGATGAGCAGCTTTGAGATTAAGCGTCACATGATCATGCCTGACCAAGCGGTATTGACCAGGGGTGATTTTGCCCTTGAATCTACCGCCTTGTACGGTGACGCTTTTGGGCTGCCCAACTCACGTATCTCTGATACCTCAACTTACCGTGTAGTAGCAGGAGCAGGTATTCGTTGGTACCAGCCCTACGATGTTACTGTGGGTATCCTACAGTGGTCGTTTTTTATGGCTCACAACAGCTGGGCGATTCGTGAATCATCACTCGCCTCTTTTCGTGACACATCCGTCCAAGATGAAATATACATAAGGACGGCGGCTGTTTTCGACGGTAAGTTTATCTCAAACAGTCACAGGCAACACTCTATTAACTGTCAATGGCCGGCATGCTCTAAGCTGGGCGTGGCTACGAGTAAACCCGGTGAGTTCTTTGAAGTTGGTCTGTACCACAAGCCTTATAGGCGTCATGTTGAAACTGAAGCTCATTCAGCAAAGCAGTACCACCAACATTTGATGCTGTGCCCCGGCCTGTCCTACACGGACACTGAGTTTGGCATTAAGAAAGGTTGGCACGAGCTTACCATCAACATCTTTATGACTCGCCCCTCAGACTACGTAGCGGAAGCACGCTATGCTTACTTCAAGTACTCGAAGAGTCTTAGGCGACATAAGATGATGCTGAACGCTAAAGCGGACTTTGGTGTTCGTGGCGCTCGTGTCGTGACCTTTTTGTAGTTAAACGCTATACTCTGAACGGAGAATACCATGGCCTTACCCGTGATTTTAGCCGCTGCTCAAGTAGCCAAAGCAGGCGTTCAGTACGCCCAAGACAGAAAGACGGCGGCTAAAGAAGCTAAGCAGTTTAGACGCGACAAAAAGATCCAAAACAAGGGTCTGGCCATGATGCAAAACCCGCAGGGCCTTACTAAGGGTGCTGCTGAGGCTAAGCGTGCGGGTGCGTCTCAGTCGATTATGGGAGCCACGAGGGGACTGGAAGCAGAGAGTCGGAGGGCGGCTGCGGGTGCCCGAGGCGGTTCTGCATTGGCGACACAAGCTATGATCTCAAAGGCAAGAGGTGAGTCGACCCGATCGGTAGAACAGGCTCTTTCAGACGCCAACTTGGCCACTCAAAAGTTCAATGTTTCTCGTGGCGCCCAGCTGGTTGACAGTGTCGACCCCAAAGAGCCCACGACGACTAAGTTCGACGCCGGTGTGAACTTGGCGGGCGGCCTGCTGGGAGCAGGTGCCCAGTTTGCTGACACAAAGAGAAAGGCGAATCTAGCAAAAGCTGCATTGGCGGCTAAGGGCCTCAAGCAAACTGGAGAGGATAACTAATGGCGGTTTTACAGAGCCTTTGGGAAGGTTGGTCGGGTCAAAACCTGTCGTCCCCTCAGCAAGGTCAATCAATCGACAACAGGACCGAGACGCGTCAGCTTTTGAACGTCATCTTGGACTACATCAACTCGGCTGAAAACACCAACAAAAGAGTTCGATCCAAAGAGCGGATTGCGGGGATCAAAGCGGATCTGAATCGTCAGCAAGATCTGCTTGACCTGCAAGTTACACTGGCAGGGGTTGAAGGGAAAGCCAATGAGGCCAAGCTTAGGGCTTTGACGAGACTCACTGAGGCATCGCTGACGTCTTGGACAAAGTACCTCACTGACACGTCACAGGCTTATTCTCGGGCACTTATGGTGTTTGACAATGAAAGGCGTAAGTTTGACGGCGACCCTGCGAGAGCGTGGGGAACCGTGTTCGGTGAGATCGGCAAAGACGCTACGATTGCCATGGACCGAACGTCTCCTAAGTTCCAGACTACATTCCTTGAGATGAACCAGAAGCAGCCCGTCATTGAGATGGACGCTCAAAACAACGTTGTCTTTAAGAATGGCCGCCCCGTAATCATTGCAGCGGGTCTTGGTAATGCAACGCAGCGGGAGATCATATCAGCGGCAAACGACTATCAGAGCGTCAAGAATGCCACTGGCGCAGCTTTGGACCGCTTCAACGCGATTCAACCTCTCATCGATGAAGCTGCAAACTCATTGATGGGTAACACTCCAGGGGCAGCTCAAAAGCAGTTTGACGCTGCCATCTTGGCGTTGAAGAAAGCCGACACTGAGGCGGAAGGCGCGATTGGTAAGCTGGATGCTGAGTCTCTCCAAGCAGAACTCAACGTCTTAGAGCAGGGCGACGCAGTCTTGCAGGACATTAAGTCTCAAGTTCCCGATTTGCTGAAGCAGCTTTCAACCGAAGATGGCGGTTGGACTCGAATGGTGACCACCGAAAAGTTTCAGCAATGGGCCGCCGATAGGGGCATTGTTGTTGGTTACAAAGGTGACAATGGTAACTACATACCTGGCCCTAATGACGAGTTAGCTGTTGCTCGTTGGGCAAATGAGTCGTCTAAAAACCCAGGCAACTATGGGCTTTTGGCCAACCGGTTTACCGACGAGATTGTCCAGGTCGTGGATGGCCAGGGCAACATTGTGGCAAAGGGGTTCCGTCAACCCGTTCACGCAAACGACCGAGAAGGTACTGTTCGCATAATGACGAAGGGCGGTCAGAGCCAAGAGTTTACCAAGCAGCAAATCGGCGATGGTGAAGTACAAGTCTTGATGACGTACCCTGGCGGAGTGCGTCGTTTGGGATCGCCCATGCGGCGGCTCAAGATGCAAGATGCTTTTGAGTACCTTGAGGCTTATGGGGACACGACGGCCACCCGCGCGTCCGAAGAAGTAGAGCCTGGCCAATATGCTACCCGTAAGGGGATTGACGGCGAAGAGTACCTGACCAAAGAGCAGTACGACCGGGCTCGGGCTCAATCTGACGTTGAAGTTGGCCGCATGGTGATCGACCAGGACGAGAAGAAAGCCTACCTTCGATTCGGAGACTCCGTCTTTGATTTCAACTTTGCTGACGGAGCCATCTCTAAAGTTAACGATGATGCTGTTGTAGAGCGGGTCAAAGGGCTACCTTCGTCCATCGCCGTCAAGGACGACGAAGCGCTGTTGTACAAGGACATCATTGAGGGAGACGGCTTTGTCGCTACGCTCGGTAAGATTGGGCGCACGACAAGCGACGAGGAAACAAAGACTTACTTGGATAGCGGTCGACGTAAGTTTCTTACCGGCCAGGGCGTGGCGCTCACGACTAAACCTCGTGAGTTGATTAGCGGCGCCACTAAAGACGTAATGGGAGTGACTTTTAGGCAAGCGAAGTTGCCGCAGAGACCCGAGTCTCGTGAAGACGCCACCGTAAAGCCTGGCGACGACCCCCTGGATGACACACCAAAAGAAAGCGGTGCTCCCCCTGTAAGCGCCGTACGCAACAGAAAAAGTGACTCTGAGTTGATTCGCGACATGCTGAATCGAGAAAGGAGCGACGCAGGCGAACCATCGGCTCCCGCAAATGCAGCTAAAGCCGCGTCGTTTATTCGCCCAGAGTTAGCCAACTATAAGCGAGACCCGAATGCTCGATTGGATGACGACCCCGATGATGAGTTCAGTCAGTTTGAGAATCGTAAAGAAGCGAAAGCTGCACGTAGGCAACGTAAAAGGGACAGGCTTAAAGGTAAAGTAGACGAGGCAATGGACGTTCTCACTACACGATCGCAGAGAAGTCAAACCACGGGTAGATTCGATCCATCAGATACTGAAGCCATCAAGGCACTCAAAAAGAAACGCAGGGCTGAACGTAAACTTAGTCGAATGGGCGCCCCCGATTCACCCACACCCGAGAACGCTCAGGGCCAAACAGATTTGAACACTGAGAGTGAAGTGTCAGCTGCTTCGAGTGGCCCTACTAAAATAAAAGTAGATCCCGGTATGAAGGACGAGTTGGATGCGGCACGCGAAACACGCAAAAGACAAGCTGAAAGAGACGCGGCTAAACGCGGCGAGGACGACGAGTAATGGTTGATTTTAACGATCCGTTCGCGCCTGCACCTGCACCTGCACCTGCGCCTGCGCCTGCTGCTGCGCCTAAGCCTAAGCCTGCTGCTGTTCCTGCTGCTGTTGCTGTCGCCCCTACTCCTGCGCCTTCACCTGCGCCTGCGCCTGCGCCCGCTGCTGTTACTAATAGCCCTTCCGACGACCCCCCACCCGGCCCTGTTGCTGCCACCACCGAAGACGAGGCGTTTGAGCAAGTAAGGCAAGAGAGATCCAATCGATTTGCTCGTGAGTGGCGGCAAAAAACGGGGCGAAACTGGGTCGAAAGCGAGCAGGGTAGGCGGGGAATGAAAGAGTTTCTTGGCGATGAGGTTGAGCCAGTGGCTCCCAAACCTGTTGTACCCAAGATGACGGATGAGCAGAGAGCGGCTTACCAAGAGAAGTTGAAGCGGAATCGAGGCGCTAAGAAGCAGATACAGGGCAGGCGCGTTGACACACTAACGGGTCAAGTTTTTTCTTCCGATGAAAGGCCCTCAACCCCCCGCCTTGATGCGGGTTACGGTGGTCTCGGAGAAACTGGTAGGGGTAGACGGCTTCAACCCGCGACACCTTCATCTTTGTTCCCTTCGATAAAAGACAGCCCGGTAACAACTCGAACGGGTGAAACCCGAACAAAAGAAGCCGCGCGTAAAAGACTGTTGGACCAGAAAGAAACTTTGCTTGCGTCTCAAAAAGAGCGCTCAATCGCTTCAGACAAACTTATTAAACAGCTCAGAACGACATCAGCGGAGTTTAAAAAAGTACCCGTCGACGCTCTCCGTAACACAGAGACGGGGGAGTTGGTTCAGCGGCGTACAGCTGGATCCGAAGACGCGGGAAACTTTCGTCCCATTTTTCAGTTAGGTGGAAGCGTGCAGCCTCTGATACCGAAGTTTATGGAACCTGCGCTTGGTTACGATCAGACGAAAGGGTTTGACTCTGAGTTCGGTAAAGCTCAAGAGCTGGACCGCAAAGCTCGTGACCTTCAGTCACAACTTGATGCCTCAAGAAATGAAGAGAGTGACTCTGATAAACGACTCAGAGCAATAAACCAGGCGCTGAAGATTACTGAAACACCGCTACCACCGAAGACAAAGTAATGGCTGAAACAGAAGTTGAATCAACCACCCCTGAAGAGCCTAAGACTGAAACTCCTTCGTCTGATATTCCTTTGGAGTTTTTGAAAAACCCTGATCCAAAAGCTGTGGATGCTTTTGTTAAATCAAAAAAGAAGCTGACAGACGACATCGATGTAGACGACTTTGTTTACGAACTTGACAGCCAAGTCAAGCAGCTAGGTGAAGACAAGACTCGACTTGACACAGCCGTGCAAGAAGCCATCAATCGCTACAGTACTGCTCGCGGGATGGACAGCGCTGACTTTGAGCAGCAGATGTTCAAGCAAGATGTCAATCCTCTGGTCATGGCAAGCGATCTTTCCCAGGGTAAGCAGCGGGTTGATGTCATTGAAGGCATCAAGTCTCGGACACTGGCGGGCCTGACCAAAGAAGAACGAAAGCGAGACGTTCGTAAGTCATCTATTCTCGACATTGCACGGCAACGGGGCAAAGCCAAGATAGGCCGCACGATTGAAGAGACGGGCGAGATGGCGGTCGAGTTGATGTTTGATGACGACCAAGCTCGATTCGATGAAACAAAAGACGCAGGTTTGTTCGGTACGTCTCTTGAGGGCGCGGATAGGCCGAAGATTATCCCCAAGAAGGGGGACATTGCATACCAAGAGTTCAGTCAAATCAACGAGATGATGGAGAGACTTGCGGCTGAGGGTGACGAGAACACTCGCAAGATGGTTGAGCTTCGTGACAAGTACAAAGACGCTGAGCAAGGAGCCAGTGACTACGTAGAGAAAAGAATCGACTCGATCCTGAGGGCCCGTGGCATTTTTCGTCCCCGCGCACTCGGAGGAAACGAAGCTGACGAGTTTATAAAGCAGGGTCGGCAAGATGAGCTGACTCAACTAAACAAGAAAGCAGAAAGGTACGATACTGCCAGGTCTTTGGCAACCAAGCAGGCCATCAAAGAAATCGCAACGTGGAAGACGCTGGGGTTGTGGACGGCGCCTTCTTTCTACCGGTACTCAGATGTTGACTTCAACGATCCCAATAAGGAGGTGTCTTTCAGTGAGGCACTCTCCCCTACGGTTGAGATCGTCGGACTTGATCGAAATGGAAAGCCTGTTCTGCGCGGCCAGGGAGCGATGCAGTGGGGCTTTGAAATCAATGACTTCATCCAGTCAGCACTTGTGGGCGCTTTCAACGAGGATCACGCGGACTTGGGTCAGCGAATGCTCAAGGGTATTGCTAAACGCAGAAACTTCTTTGAGCTGGCGTTGGATTCCGAAGCAGCGAAAACAAACACGGGGGCAAAGATTGCTTTGGGTGGAGCGGGGTTTTTGGCGGCTGTTCTGATACCCGACCTTACGTTTGGCGCGGCCTCGGTGGGAAAGGCCAGTAAGCTGAAGCTCGGTAAGTTTATCAAAAAGGGCAAGCTGCTCGACATCGCAAACCAGCACGAAGAAGCTGCGGTGATGTTTGCTAAGGCGCTACAGAGCGGTGACCGAGAGCAGATGCGCATAGCCGGTCAACTGGGTGCGTCTCTTCGTGGTCGATTTAAGGTCGTAATGGACCGGGTGGATCAGTCTGACTTTGACGCAGCTCGTCGATTGGCTCGAAACAACCCAGACATCTTGGGGAGCAAGGGTAGAGAGCTTGCTGACAAACTGCCGGGTCGACTCGGCGACGAAAAGATGAACCTTCACCCTTCCATGCGTAGACGCCTAGCACGAGAAGGTGGCGGAGAGACGGTAACAGACTTAGCCGAAACGGGTATGAAAGAAGCGGGGGAGGAGCTTTCTAGCGCTTTACCGCGCCGTGTGGATTTGGGTCCACAAGGTCCGCAAAGAGCTGGGGGTATTGGGTACGACGAAGTTTACAAGTTTGACGACCTGCTTGATGAAGTCGACAAGATGCGTGCCCTTGTGGATGCTCAAGACGGATCGATCTATTCTCGGTTCATACGCGACCGCGTGATGGGTGGCGGCACGGGGCCGTATAGTCGATTGTTTAAGCTCACCAACGAAGCGGCTGAAATCGTGGGTGAAGAAAGCGCCGGGCAGTTGATTAAAGCTTTCAAAGACTTCGACTTGATGGGTCGTGACCGCGACGCCTACATTATAAAGACGGGCAAGCTGATAAGGTCCACGCTTAAGGGCAAGGGCAAGAAAGCAGATGAACTACTTGAGAAGTTTATCGAGCCTCAAGAAGGCGATCGGTTTGGGGCGTTTGGTCAGCTTACGAAAGCGGCACAAGACGCCATAAAAGAAGCGGGTGACTTTGATGAGATGGGTAAGCTCATTGATCGCGCGGAAGAAGCCATCAACACCAACATTGAATCTCGTGCCATCGCGCACGCGTTCGACCGGTCTTTGATTCACGGGGAGTTGGGCTCAAAGAGTTCTCCGATCATTGTTGACTCAGTGGCTAAGGTCAAAGAAATCAAAGAGCTGTCTGATGAAGGCATTGCCTTTATGGACCAAGCCATCGACCTGTTCAAAGTCTCTAAAGACGAAGCGATTGAAGCATCTCGTATCTTTGACTTAGCCTCAGTTCGATGGGCGAATAAGACGGGCCGGGATCCTTCTGAGTGGTGGAGTACTCGTCTCAAAGGTCTCAAGACTAAAGACGACTTCATGAAGCAGTTCGGAATCACCGACTCGGAAAGTGTGTTTTCTAGCGTCTATCACCCGGCTTACCAGGCACAAGCAGCGCTGCCTGCTGGTTACAGACTTGTAGGTGTAGGTAAGACAGCAGCCAGGCTTGTCGGCAACCCAAGTGCGGTACGCCGCGATCTCATTAACTGGCTGACTAAAAACTACCCTGAAGTAAACTTAGGCGATCGCCCCTTCGGCAACGCAGACGTAAGAGTTACCATCGATGATGATGTCATCATCCCTCTTACTGAAGGACCGCTTAGACCCGCCCCAGATAAAGAGGTAATTTTTCGTCTACTAAACACAAACTCTAACGCTTCGTTAATTGAAAGAGTGGGTGAAGGTTTATTCAGACAAAAAAGTTACGGGTACAAAAAGGGATCTCACGGGATATACGAGTTTAATCCAGATGTATTGTCAGATTTTATTGAGGGGGAAGATGCAGCCTTTTTGTCTGGGTTCTTTGATGAGCTACGAGAAGCTGGACTCTTGGTACAAGAGCCAAGTAGCTGGAAGATAATCGACGAAGCTACCGGTGAGGCTATCTCTGAGGGAGGCGGTCTATCAAGTGTGACGGGCACCGCGCTTCAAAAGTTAGTCGATGATGGCGTCATCGTACGCTCAGCTGAAGACATAGAGATTGGTCACGCGCTCCAAGTAGGTCCTATCCGCTTTGGTATGGACGCCGACTCAGTCGATCAGGCTATTGGCGGCTACAACTTTGAGTATGGTGCGGGTTGGATTGATGGTGTTTCTTTCTTCCGATCGGAGGGAAAGAAGACGTCAGTACCGTTCACGGATGATGAGTTTAGGGTACTTTCTTTAGGCAAGTTCACCCAGTTTACGCATAACCACCCGAACTACTCTTGGTTTTCAGGCGGCACAGGTGACTTAGGGTTTATGCCGTACAACAACCTCAACGAGATGCGTGTTGTTTGGCCTGACGGAACGGTGATTAAAATCGAAGCCCCTGACGGCTGGGGCGAGTTAGCTATCAATACCAAGCTCAACATGACCGACGATTTAGTTGACAGCTTAGACCAGTCTGGTAGAATAAGAAACGCTAGTTTTGAAAAAACCGGGCCTTGGAAGCGACACATCGGTAGTTTTGTACTCGGACCCTCAAAAAGGAAAGCAAACAGTGCCAGAATCCAAGCAGCCAAAGACAAAACAAGTTTCACAGATCGAGACTGGGCAGTCGTCTACACCGAAGAAGCCAACCGACGACTTATCGAGCTTGCCGCCCGAGAAGATTATGGAGTTACTCTACGAATCAGCGTACGACAGCCAGAAGAAAGTCGTAAACTTGGACTCAGTCGGTCCCGACCTTCCACCGAGCGACTTACCTCGGCATTAGCCCGTGACCAAATAGACATAACAGGTGAAGGCGCAGAGGTATTCTTCCAGGGCGTTCAGCGTCAACCGGGTGCAGAGTTTAAAGAACTTAGTGACGGTCTAATCGAGCTTACTACCCAGGCTGTTCGCGATGCTGGTGGCGATGGCCTTACCTTTAAGATTGCGGATGACGTTCTTTCCATTGACGCTGTCAGCATTCCTTTGGAGCTAAGAGGACGCGGTATTGGCTCTGACCTTTATCGGAACGCCTTGGAGTTTGCGCGCACTAGAGGCATTGGTTTTGCCAGCGACGTATCTCCTAGCCGAGAAGCTGTTGCTGTTTATGAGCGTTTGATTTCCGAGGGCGTCCCGCTTACCCGCAAGATTGTTCGCGCTGCGGATGGTGTGATGGTTCGTCAGTACGTAGCTGACGCAGGCGATCTTCGACGAGTAAGCAGACCTGCAACTGATGCATCTGATTTCCTGTCTCCAGTCCAGGCTCGGGAGCGCCTTGACGCGGTTAGCGACACCCCACAGTTTAAACAGTGGTTTGGTGATTCAAAAGCCGTTCATAGTGATCCAGCTTTTGCAGGGGAGCCGCTGATAGTTTTCCACGGTACCGATCGTACGTTTGATTCTTTCGATTTTAGTCGAACAGGAAACATGGGAAACTACTTGGGCAAGGGTGCCTATTTTACGACGGATCAAGATACGGCTAAGCGGTTTGCGAAGGCCTCGGCAGACGAGTTTTTGCCTGACCTCGGCAAGCCTTTTGAACCCGCCAACAACGTCATTTTAAACAGTGTCTTAAGTGTCCGTAACCCATTTGAGTGGCCTGGCGGTAAGCTTGGCGATGCGGGGACGCTCAGTGGTTTTATGAGCGGAAAGGGATTGTTACCGGACGAAATCTCAAAAGACGTTTTGGCTAAGCTAAAGATGGGCCCTAATGGGACTTACAAACAGTATGAAACTCGACTGTTTAATAGTCCAGATGGAAACTGGTATGACGCTGAGCGTAACCTCTATGAAGCTGTGCAAGACGTACTAAAAGAGAAGGGCTACGACGGAGTCAAGAGAGTGGATCCAGAAACCGGCTCTATAGAGTGGGTTGTGTTTGAGCCGACTCAGATCAAGTTGGTGGAAAACATTGGTACCTTTGACCCGACCGATCCTCGAATGATGTACCAGACAAGTTTAGAGGGTGCGGCTAAGGGTGCTACTGAGTTCTTGGAAGATGGTAAGGCCATTATCTACGCGCTTGAGCAGCCTGACTTCACCACACTTGTTCATGAGATGGGCCACATCTTGCGTCGTGACCTCGGTGTAGACGACTTCGAGAAAGTTGGTGGGTGGGTTCAGTCTTTGGGAGCCAACGTCCAAATGCGTGCAGGTCGCTTTATCGGAGACCCCGAAGAAGTGCGTAAGGCGGAAGAGTTCTTTGCCGAGGCATTTGAGCAGTACATTAAAAATGGCGAACCTCCCGTCGAGGAGCTGAGAACCGCGTTTGAGAGAATGGCTGACTTTATGACGCAGGCAGTTCAGTACTTGCTGCCCAACGCTAAAGTGACCCCTGAAATGAAACAAGTCTTCGATGACCTGTTGATCAACGCTAAACCAGACGAGTCTTTGCTGCCTCGTGTTGCCCGCATGGTCAAAGAAACCATTCTGGGAGGTGCATCTGGTGCAGAGTTTGACACCGTCAAAGCCATCTCGGACGAGGCTCTAAGACTGGGTATTGACAATGCTGATTACGACACGTTGATCAAGCAGCTCGAAGACACAGGTAAGATTAAACTGGACGGTAAGATCTTTGCGGATCGATACCAGTCAGCGGAAGAAGGTGTGTCTGCGGGTATGGACGAGTTCTCTTCGGCTGAGCTTGCCCAGCTTCGTAAGAACATGCAGGCTGAAATAGAGACGGCTCGGATCTCAAAGATGGAAGTGGGTACTTCAGCGGCAACAAGCTCGTTTTCTCAGGCGATCAAAGAGAAAAACCCATCAGACACAATCGATCAGCTGCTTAGTGGAGATGGTGGGGCGGCTCGCCTGGGGGCCATCGTCAAGTCTTCGTTCATTGGCGGCAACGTCACTAAAGATAAAGGTCTGTCCAACCTCCCACCGACTGTACGGCAGCGTATTGAAACAGCCACTCGTCAAGTAAAACAAGGCACCGCCGAGGGTATTCGATTGGTTGGTGAGGCTACTAACGAAGCCGGAAGAAAGAACCTGGTTGACTTCTTGACGGGAGAAAACGTCGCGTATTTGAAGGGAGGCCGAACCGTACTTACGTCAGGTCACAACTCTGTTGCAAGTGTGATGAGTGGTGTCCGCAAGTACATTCAGTCTGAGTTGGATCGGGGCGACAACATGAAAGATTTGGAGGGCTTAGCCAACCACATCGGAGACGGGGGTAAACTCGAATCGTACAGTTTTGGTACTGTTCTTGACGACGTGGGAAAACCGTTTTCAAAAGGTGCGGGCGAGCTGGCTTGGGAAGCCATGTTTATGTCTAAGAGCGCTCCCAAGTTCTTACAGAACCTGCTTGAGTCAGTGGCCCCGGTCACAAAAAGTGGGGCTAATGCCCGGCCTAAGGATTGGGCTGACTTTACTGAGATCGTAATGTACTACTCAGGTGCCTCAAAACGAGGCGGTCAAAAGTTTGCAGGCGACGATAAGGTACTTGTTGACTCTTTGATGAAAGAAATCGAGGAGTTGTACGACAAGCCATCTTCAATGCGAGTAGCTGTTCTGTTCTCTACTTTTGGTCATGCCGAACGAGCCCGCATGCTTTGGTCTGAGTTGGGGTTGGCGGTTGACAAGAAGGCGTTTGGGCATTTGACGCGCTGGCTAAACGGGGAAGACATCCCCGCTGAGAGTGTGCCTGCTGTTAAAAAGCTGGTGGCTCGGTTTGGTCTGAGGACATCTTTCGTCGAAGAGAAACTTCTCGACACGACTTTTTATGTGCCTGCGGCTGCGCGAAGCCGTCTTAGTGATGCCCTTATGCGAGGGCTGGACCCTGACCTTAAAAAGCAAATGGGCGGAAAAGGGGGCATCCTTAAATCAGAGAATGACATAGCCGGAGTTAGCGGCGCTCTTTTGAGGTACAACAAACTTCGTATGACTCGCGGTGGGGTTGCGTTGAGGCAGCGCTACTTCTTGATGAACACCATCGACCACTTTGCTCAGATGTTGATGATCAACGGGTTGGGTCCTGCGGTCGGTTCGACACTTCGAGTTATCACTCAAGATGTGCTGGTGCTTCCTGGTGTAGCTAGAACAATCGACACGCTTTCCAGAACAGGCGCGATTTCACCTGAAGCAGCTGAGAAAGTCCGTAAGGGTCTTCAGAAGGGAGGCGACAAGCTCGCTAAGTGGTTCTCCGGGGCGAAGTACAACATCAACATCAACCCCATCTTGGAGGGTGACACAGGGTTCGTTACTTTGGGCGGAAACGTTTACACGAATAAAGAGCTTCGTGACATCGCCGTCGAGGAAGGAATCTTTGCAAGCTTTGACACAACTCAGTTGAGCAACTCAGTTCAACGAGCTGGCCGCACGATGATAAATGATCGTGGTCAAGAGTTGAGTAAGCTGGGTAAGGGTAAAAGTGTCGCATCTCATTACGCGTCTCAAACAAGCGACTTTCTGACTCAGGTTGTAGCGGACACATCCGAGGCGTGGGGAGAACGTGAGCGCCTGGGAGCCATGATTTCTTTGATGGAAACGGGCATGGCACCTCGAACTGCGGCACGTTTAACCATTGACGCTCTCTACGACTACGCGGGTAGTATGAGTAAGATGGACAGGGCTTGGTTTGTCAGCTTGGCTCTACCTTTCTGGGCGTTCCAAAAGAATGCAAACCGTCAGTTTCTCGACACTTTGTTCAGCCCCTCGGGCGTTTACCGGATGGGAGTGATCCGCAGAGGGACAGAGCGAAGCGCCGATGCGTTGACTGAAATCATGTGGTCTTCAGTGTCAGACGAATACGGTGTCGATCAACGAGCCATGGAAGAGAACGCGCCTGAGTTGTACCAAGATTACATGTTCTTGAAAAAGCAAATTGAGGATGGCTACAAAGGTAACGTCCCCGAGGACGTAAGAATCGGCATGAACCAATGGCTCAGGGGAGAATCTTCATCTCTTGTAGACGGCGGGCTGTACGAGCCAACTATGGCGGCTGCGCCCGATGAGATGTCTCTTGGGGGCATACCTAAACGTTACGCTGATTTTGTTCGACCCCTACCCTCTCGTTCTTCAAGAGCCCACTACATGAGGGACAGAGCCGGTGTGTTGGTTCCTTTTTCCCTTAAAGAAAAAGCTACTCGCGAGTACTACAACGCAATCCGAAACAGTAAGAAAGATCACGGATACGCTGAAGTGTTCTTTCCTGACTCTACAATCAACGCCGGAATGCGCCACATGTCTAACATGGCCGCTTTCTACATATTGGCGGGTACCAAGGGCTTAAATCTACTGACTGACTTTGACGAAGGTCTGAGTGAAGTGACTCTGCGAGAGCAACTGTTTCGGGTTGCGGATCTTGAAAGAGCCCCTCTCATTGGAGACACCGCCAAGGCTATTACAGGCATCGACGGCTACCCTCGAAGAGTACACCCATTCTTGAAAGACATTTTCGAGAACACGTTTGCGGGCGCTGACATGCTCCAGTTTGAAGCGAAAGATGACATCTACAGCCCGATTGATATGAGGGAAGGTGTCGAGTACCAAGAGAAGCGGGCTTACATGTTTCCCGGTGCGTTTTCGATTGCTTTCGAGAACACCCTGGGCGAACTCAACAACTTGCTGTACGACATGGATCCGGCTCTCAGCCTAGTAGGAGGAGAAGGTCGCGGTAGGACGAGTCCCGCAGAGAGAGCCGCTCAGGTTAGGCTTCTTCAGTGGGCACGAAGTATTGTCGGGGCTCAGATTGTAGAATCTTCCCCTGATCAAACGGCATCACGAGAAAGTACGAAGCGCCTAATCGAAACGGATAAACCCGACTAATGTCACGACCCGACAAATCACTGAAAGTAAGTCGGCCATCACTGGTGACCAACGGACTATTGCGATTTGACGGAACCGGTTTGTCTTGCCCCGCAAAGAACACACCGACTTTGGACGCAGAGGGAAACTTAACAATCAACGGTCGATTGAATCAACGATCGTCTTCCGTCAAAGTTACCGATCGTCACTCTCACCAGATGCTGCCTGACTACACGTTGGTGTTGGTTGACAGTAGTAAAGGCGATGTCACTTTGACTTTGCCCGCTGTCCACGAAGCTCAACTAAACACTGAGTACACCATTAAAGATTCTGGGGGACGCGCAGCTGCGTGCCCCATCGTTGTCCAAACCGCGTCTCAACGAGACATGATTCAGACTGGTCACTCGTTTAAGATCACGCGCGACTATGGTATGGTCAAACTACTCAGCGATGGGTCTCAATGGCTGATTATGTCTGAGGTGACTCAACTCCGACCATGGCGTGTCCGGTTCGTCTAAGTTTAGCGCCGGCAACTTCTAACTAACCTTGTTACTCTTCAAACATCTTCGAGGTAAATCATGAGCCAAGTAGCACGCTATGGCGGGTTTCAAACTTCAGGCATTGCGACCGTTGTCACTTCCCTTCCCGCAGCAATCGACACCACCCCAACTGCGGCGGAGATGATTGCTTTTAAAGTACCCGCACTCACCACGTTTATTAGTAGCATTGAAGTACAAGTAGACTCCATCGCTTCCTCTGCGGCCAGCCTTAAGATTGCTGTCTTTCGGGATGCTGCTGGCGATGAGCCTGTGATTGGCAATGGTCCTTCTGACGCTACTCAGACGCTGACGACGGGACTTACTGAATCCACTGATGGCGGCTGTGCCTGGTCTGTAGGCGTTGACGTACACGGCCTTCCCGCTGGCGCTGCCGGAAGCACTACTGCTGGTAGTGTGATTACACGTCCTGGTGTTGAATCCTCGGTAGGACCTACACACAACGATCAGACTTTGTACTTGTCTTTGGCGACTAACACTGGAACATGCCGAGTTTCGCGTCTTGTAGTTAACTGGCGAGCTTAGGGAGCAATCATGGGTGGATCAATCTACGGTAACAGCACAGTCCTCATCGACCTTGAGGTTGACGGTGACACCCTAACCATTGATGCGACTAACGATCGAGTCGGTATCAATACGGCATCGCCATCAACAACGCTTGATGTAACGGGCGCCGCTACCATCTCGGGTGTGCTCGACCTCAACGATACTACTGACTCAAGTAGTAAAACTACAGGCGCAGTTAAGGTTGCCGGTGGTGTCGGTATTGAGAAGAAGTTGTTTGTCGGTACCGATCTTGCTGTTGATGGAGTTTCAAACCTCGACAACACCGACATCGATGGAAGTCTGACCGTAGACGGAGCCATCGACCTAAACGCGACTACACTCGATATTGATGCGTCCGCAGCAGTCACTATTGACGGTGCAGGAGTCTCAATCGACTCCGCAGGTGTTGCCGCAAACTTCACAGTAGCTTCCGATGGCGCGGGTGAAGATCTTACAATCGCCGTTACCGGTGCAACAGACTCCAGTGTTGTGATCAGTTCGACGGGTACGGGTGCCGATGCGATTAACATCGACACAACCGCTGGAAGTATCGACATCGATTCAGCCGACAACATTACCGTTGGTGCTGCTGATGAGATTTCCCTGACGACTACATCGGCTGATGGTCACATTACTCTGGCATCAGCTCATACAGCGGGTGTTGCGCTTCATATCGACGCAGACGCGAACGCTGGCTCCATCGTAGACGTTGACGCGGGTATTCTCGATGTCGATGTAACGGGTGTTGCGAGCATCGATTCTGGTGGAACCCTGAGCTTGGCTACAGCCAACAGCGGTGTAGCGGTCTCTATCGGTCACACAACGTCAGAGACCACGGTCAACGACAACCTGACTGTGACTGGCGACCTGACCGTTAATGGTACAACGACCACGATCAACTCCACGACGCTTACTGTGGACGATAAAGTTGTCGTTATCGCTTCTGGTGCTGGGGATTCTGCTGCCGCTGACGGGGCCGGAATCTCGGTTGATGGCGCAAGTGCTACGTTCCTGTACGACCACACTGGCACTCAGTGGGAAATGAACAAGCCTCTTGAGGTAACGGGTGCGATTGCGTCTACGAGCACTGTTACGGCTACTGGCTTTACTATTGGCAGCGCAGTCATTGCTGAAGCTGAACTGGAACAGATCGATGGTATTACTGCGGGAACGGTTGCCGCAAGCAAAGCCGTCGTCGTTGATTCGGACAAAGACGCTTCAGGCTTCCGAAACATCACACTGACGGGGGAGTTGGACGCTGGGTCACTGGACATCAGTGGTGACGCTGACATCGATGGTACGCTTGAGGCTGACGCGATTACGGTCAACGGAACTGCCTTGGCCACAGTTATTGCTGGTACAACGGTGAATACTGCGACCAACTGCACCAACGCTACCAATGCAACCAACGCAACAAACGCGGTTCACGTTTCAGTTGCTGACAATGAAAGCACCGACGAAAACAACCTGATCACATTCATTGAAGATGCATCGGCTACGGGCAACGTCGGGCTTGAGTCAGATGGAGACTTCCACTACAACCCAAGTTCCGGTACAGTTACGGCCACAGTCTTCAAGGGAAACATTGATGCCGTAGACGGTGACTTCGACGGGACTCTGGAAGCCGATGCCATCACTGTAGGTGGAACTGCGCTCAACACGGTGATTGCAGGTGTCACAGTTACCAACGCAACAAACGCGGTAAACTCTACGCACGTCACGGTTGCTGACAACGAAAGCACCAACGAGGAAAACCTCATCCCGTTTATCGAGGATGCTTCTGCCACTGGTAACGTTGGGCTTGAGTCAGACGGTGATTTCGCGTACAACCCAAGTACAGGGACCGTCACGGCCACCATTTTTAAGGGCAACATCGACGCTGTAGATGGAGACTTTGATGGCACACTTGAGGCTGACGCAATCACGGTTGGTGGTACAAACCTCCTGACTGGTGGCGTGGTTACATCGCTCGGTACGATTACTCAAGACACCGTTACGTTTACATCTACCAACGCCAACGACCCTCAAGTGTTCATCAAGAACACCACCAACGATGCCAGTGGTCCTGTACTCGTGCTTGAGAAAGATCGTGGCGGCAACAACGGCGCTGACAACGACATCTGCGGAATCATCGAGTTCAAAGGAACTGATGACGCTTCAGCCCAGACCACTTTTGCGCTGGTGTCAGCCACCGTAAAGGATGCAAGCAACGGTGCCGAAGGTGGTGAGTTCGGGGTTGAAGTTGCCACTCACGATGGCGAGATGCAGTTTGGTCTGAAGATTACTGACGGAGACGCCGAAGACGAACTTGATGTTGAGATTGGTAGCGGCATTGACTCTGTGACAACTGCTGCGGGATACCTCAAGGGAGCCAACGGACTGTTGGTTCCAGAAGGTAAGTCGATGCACATCGAAACACCGATGTTGGCATCGAACGACCATTCTGCTACCGGCATCACTACTTTGATGACCACAAGTGAAGCCATTGCTCAGTTCGATCTGGTTTACGTTTCAGGTGATGGAACAATCGGCAAGGCAGACTCAGACGGAGTCGCTAAAATGCCTGCAATCGGAATTGCAGTTGCGGCGATTAACTCAGGGCAACCCGGAGTTATCTTGCTTCGAGGCATGCTTCGAGATGACAGCTTTGGCTTTACAGCAGGGAACAGGGTGTTTGTCTCTGGTTCAAGTACTCTGACGGCTACTGCACCAAGTGCCAACAATGCCGTAGCTCAAGCAGTCGGTGTGGCCCTTGAGCCAGACGTTATCTACTTCAGCCCTGACATGACTTTGGTGGAGATCACTGCCTAATGGGTGACATCAATCAAATAAACGATGTCCCTGCGGCAAACCTATCGCAGGTCAATGATGTCCCATACGCGAACATTAGCGAGGTAAACGACCAAGGCGTGGCCGCTTCGGGCGCTACTCAATGGGCCTTGACAGCCTACGATGGGTACTTTGCCTACGCAGCCAACAGTGATCTTACATCGTGGACAGCATACGATGCATACGCCGAAGCCACGAATGCGCAAAACGCGGGTGACGGCGAGATTATTGCCTACGGTAAAAATGCTCAGGGCGCAGGCATTTACGTTGCAACAAGATCGAGCGATGACCAAGGCGGTAACTCTCTCAGAGAGCTTCACGCATCGACTACCGACATCACTGATGGCAACGAGTGGACCAACATCAACCTTGATAGCGACGACGCTGGTAACAAAAGGCACATGCAGTGCTTGATGTGGGGCGCTCGCGCCAATGGAGCAACAGCAGGCACTTGGATGGCAGCCGGTAAGCAAAACACTGGAGCAGTTTTTCGGTCGATAGACGGCGCTGCTACTTGGTCGCTCATTGACATTTCGGGACTGGCCGGTCACTCAGACGGAAGCAACAGCTCCCACTACATCCAAGGGATAGCGTCGGATGGAGCCGGCAATTGGATGTTTACGCAGGGGCCAAGAATTTACTATTCGACCGATGATGGTGCGAGCTTTGCAGTCTCGACGCCATTCTCGACGAACGCACCGGGCAGAGCGCAAGGCATCACGTTCACGAACAACTCTTGGGTTGTAGTGTATTCTCGATCTTCTGCAATCCGGTTCCGCAGTTGCGCCGCGTCTGACATTACCGATTGGGGCGACGAGGTAGACGGGATCAGCATGTCGAGCCCATCAAACAACAGCACCAACGTGAAGATTGCATCAGCGAATGGCAACGTCGTTGCGTGCAGCGAAAACAACCTTCAGATCAACCGGTTCACGGTAGATGGAAAAACGATCGGTACGGTATCAAAAACCACCCAAACCGGGCACGGTACCTGCGGAGGACTCGCAACAGATGGCACGACTTGGGTCATGGCGTGCGAGGATGGGGATTTGATAACCTCAACCGACAATGGCGCGAACTGGACCCAACGGCTGAACGCATTCCAAGCAAACGGCAGCAGCGCCATCGACCTCGCCGGTATTGCCGGAAACGTATTTTACCCTCTCTAAGGAGAAATCAAGATGGCACTTTCAGCCGCTCAGTTTGATGCTTCGGTCTTGAACTACAAGATTGTTAAGCAAACAGTCACTAACTCGACGCCTAACATTGACGTGACTTCAGAGGCCGGAAGTCTTTACTCGATTAAAATGGCCAACCTTTCAAGCTCAAACGCCTACGTTAAGCTAACGATCTCCGAGTCGGCAGTTACGGTCGGTACTACCGTACCCGAAATGATGATTCGAGTTAACTCAAGTGAGACAAAGCAATGGGCGATACCCGAAGGCTTACCTTTTACTAAGCTGAGCTTCTGGTGTGTCACTGGTCCTACCGATGCGAACACTACCTCACCCACACTTAGCAACAGCGCAGGTGTGACTGTTACTCTTCTCACTTCATAGGAGATCATCATGGCTGTTACGATCGGAACTATCGCAGCTGCACTGGCCGACACTCTGGTGTCAGATAGCGCAGTCACTGACGCAAGTGGTACGCAAGCCAACTCAGGCGCAACTACTTGGTACTGCCTTCGTGCAGATGGTACATCCGCTACCTCAAACTCGTTCATTAAAGTGTGGGATGCCACTTCAGGGTCACCTGATTCAAACAATCCCGACTACGTGTTCCCCGTACCTACAGGCACAAACATTGAGTACGTGTCGTCTGATGGGAACGCGCTCGCGGGAGGACTCCGTTACTGGGGTACATCAACCCGAGCTAACGGATCCACTCAAGCAGCTGTGTCGGGTACTCTGACCGCTAAGTTTCTTCTCTCGTAGGTGACAACATGAAAGCGTTTATCGATTCTCTTTTTTGCTCTCAGAAACGCGTCTCTTGGCGTCGGCTTGCTGTTCTGGCTCTTGGTACTGCCCTTCTTACTGCTGACTTGCTTGCTTCAGAGCAATGGCTGTACTTAGCTTTGGCCTACATTGCTGGCGATAGCGCTGAAAAAGTTATGGCCGCCATTGGCCTGGCAAAGAAGTAATGAATGACGGTAGTGTCCACCAAGTTTAGGCACTCGGTACGGTTTAGAGTCGTAGTTGACGCTGCCGTTACCTCGTCTGCTTTGATTGAGAACGTCGACGACGGTTCTGGTCGGCTTTTTCTTGCGCGTGTTGACAACACAAAAGACGCAAGCAACGCTGTATATCTAAAGGTGTACGACGTGATTGGGCCTACTTTAACAACGACATACCCATGCCTTGTTCTAAAGGTCGATGCCGGTTTGAGTGAAACCTTTCACTTTCCATACGGACTTGAGTATGAGTCTCTTTCTTTTGGGTTGACCACCGACGCTAACCCTGTATCCAACACGGCACCGCAAACGTCTACTGCCGTTTACTTGACCTGCGGTTGAGGTAACTATGGGTGTTTCCACACGAGCATCAGTAACTGAGATTGGCGGAATCCTTGTTTCAGCCGACAACCTGGACAGCGATGGCGCCGCCAACGTCACCGGAGAAAGCTCGGGCAGCATCTACGTAATCGACATCGACAACACAAAGAACACAGCAGATGTCTACCTCAAAGTAAAAGACCACGCGACCAGCGTAGGCTCAGGGCAAACGCCTGATTGGATGTTCAAAGGCAAAGCGGGCGTCGTCAGCTCATATGTCTTCAACACAGGAATCGCGTACTCAGCCGGAGTAAGCATTTGGTGTACCCCGACAGCCGTCGTTGCTGACACAACCGACCCGACACTGTCGGTTCGAGTTGACATGGTCGCATCGTGATAGGATTAGGTAAGCTCATGGAACCAGTAACTCTGACAACTCTCGCTGTTCTTGCCGCACTGGGCACAGGCTTTGGTGCGGGTTGGGGATTGAAGCCTGACGCCAGCGTCAAAGCCCTTGAAGCTCAGACGGAAGCGATTGAAGCCATGAATAATGGCAACCAGGCACTCGTCGATACGGTGCAAGAAGTTGCGGTGGAAGGAGCTAAACGAGAAACTGAGATTGCAGCTAAGCTCACTGACCTGCCCCCGCCGTGCATTAAAGAAGTGGGCGGTGACCCCATGTCGCTACAGTGCATGTGGGCTCTCTGCATCCGTACGGGTGAGACGGATCGGCAACGATGTGAGCCTGCTAAGTTGACGGACAAGTTGCTGGGTGCTTATAGTTGCCCTGAGCCACAACCATAGGGGTGATTCATGGACATCAAAGAGTTTGCTCTTCCCATTGCCACTCTGGTGTTTGCCTCGGGTATTTCGTTTGCTTCTCTTGAATCTTCTGCGCAAGACGTAGAAGACATGGATGTACGACTGACTGTGCTTGAATCCAAGAAAGCCGTCACCAACACTCGGCAAGAGGTGGTTGATGTCAAGATTGAAGGTGTGGAGCAGCGTCTTGATAAGATGGAAGACATTGTTCAAAAGATGCTGGAAAACCAACAGAAGCAGGCGGTTAATATCGCTCAAATCTGCCAAGCAACCAACGCCAACTGTAGTAGTGGTAACTGAAATGCGTCCATTGATTTTGGACTACATCGAATCTCTGGGTCACACCGTCTTTGAGTCGGGTGAGTACAACCTCAACATCATTGGGATCCGAAGTCGGAGCCACAAGCCAAACAGCTTTGACGATCGAATCTGCGTAGTGTTTAAGGACGAGCAAGGCTGGGTGACGCGCACCTGGGAGTGCACGACTGAGCCCGGTAAGTATTGGTTGGAGAACCCCACTAACGTAAAAGGTACAGCCATTTTGGTACCTGGTCAGTACCGATCTGTGTGGAAGATCGACAAGCACCAAGGAAAGTATGACGCGCTCTGCCAAAGGAACGGTAACGTCAAGACTTACCGTGATAGCAATAAAGACGATGTTGTTGACCTTGATGTACAGTCTATTACTGAAGGCATGTATGGAATCAATATCCACAAGGCTGGGTCGGACTCGACGCAAGTAGACCGCTGGTCCGCAGGGTGTCAGGTATTCAGCCGCAGCGCCGACTTCGCAGAGTTCATGTCGATTTGCTACGCGGCTAAAAACAAGTGGGGAAACTCATTTAGCTACACCTTGATTGACGAACCGGAGTTCTAATGGAAGCGTTGGTCGATTCACTGTTAGCGGACGGCCACCTCGGAGTTTTTGCCGCGTTTCTTATGTTTCAGTTCTTCACCATGCAGAAACGACTGGACAAACTTGTAGAGGGGTTCCAAGAGCAACTCGATCAGCTCCGCAAAGAATACGGAGATCGATCTGAGAAGATGCGTGAACGGTACGACAAAGTAATCGATGAATACCGCGACACAGCAGACAGCCAGTCTAAAGACTTTCTCATTACGCGCACCAAAGTGCACAATGACATTGTCTCTAAGCTTGATCGGATCTTAGAAAGGAAGTAGCCGTTAAGCCACTTCTTCTTTTTTTGGTCGTTTTGCCCACCGACCAGGACCCACTCGTGCAGCTTGCCGCGCTCTTTCTGCCATGTCTACCAGTCGCACCAGCCAGTCAGCGTAGTCTTTGGGCTCATGCGCACCTTGCACAGGCGCCTGCGAAAACGCTTCCGCTACTCCCTTTACGTGACGGATAGTCGGCAACCTTTTACCTGACTCAATGCGACTGACTTCAGGCTGAGACAAACCCGATCGACGGGCCATCTCTGAGATAGACCAGTTACGTGAAGTCCGGTGTTGAAATAGAAAACGAATGAATGCACTGTCTGACATGGTTGCTCCTTAGACCACAACGGTAGCCTATCTTTCGACATTGTGCAAGTATATACTTGACGCAGTGGTAGACCTCCTATAGTCTATGGGCCAGGAGAAAACGACACCATGAGAATCCAGCCTCATTACAAGTTTACAGTGAGCACGAATAGCGACCTTGGTTTGGCCACGTCGTTGTTGTCAATCGAAATGACGATACCTGGTACTCTCGTTTACGGGCGGACTGAAAGTAACCGCCGTGTTCGTCTTTCCAAACTAATCGAGCAGGGTAACGCGGAGGTTTCTGAATGTGTGGTCATGTCCCCTATTCATGGAGCGTGGCTTACAGAGCGCGCAATACTCTCTTTAGGTGCAAGCTACGAGTTCTCGCCGCATTACACCGACGGCTATGATCTGACTGGATGGTCGGACGAAGAGGAGTCTCGAACTCGCCTACACGAGATGGGCAAGCTGGCGGCAATGTACAGCGTGTCCAGCGGCGAACTCAAGAGCCATGTGATTGAGATGGCGACTCCCTACCAGTTTATGAATGTCGCATGGTGCGGCTCTCGGCCCGCATCGATGAATGTTTGGGCCTGTGGTAGCGGCAAAACGCTGGGTGCAATCATGTCAGCACTGGCTAAATCAGGGCCAGTTCTTGTCGTAGCTCCGGCCAAGGCTCGTCACGTATGGTGGTCTCAGGTGCAAGAGTACACCAACATCATGCCGTTTCGCATCCGACCGGCGTCAGGGCGCCGGAAGAAGGGCGGTACACTGGATGAGTACTTGCTCAAGTGCCGCCTTGAAAACACCCGACCCTTTGTCATTATCGGGGCAGAGTCACTGGCAGACAACATGAACGCGGCGCGGAGCGTAGAGCCGACGACGCTGATCCTTGACGAGATACACACTCACGGCAGTCGTAAAAGATGGACCGCTATCCAAGAAGCTGACGGCAGTGTCTCTTTTGAAAGGAAGCGTACAGCTGCGAGCAGCCGGGTCAACTCTAAAGTCAGCCGGGAAACCCGCGCTGTTGCTGTGATGGACATCAGTAGACTTCCGTCTTTGCAGAGACGCATCGGGCTTACGGCGACGCCCTTGGACGATGGCAGGCCACGCAGACTTTGGAGTCAGCTTGACCTTCTCTCTCCTGGGGGCTTTAGCCATAGCTATTCGCGCTTTGCTTTGCGTTATTGTGATGCCCGCCCTGGGCAATACGGTGGCCTTGACGACTCTGGTAGCAGTCGCATTGATGAACTAAAAGCTCGCTGTTCTTTTCTCGTACACGAAGTGCCTTACTCTGAGAGCCATGCGGCCTTGCCAGATACACGGGTGCAGGTCGTTTACTTGAGCAACTCTCAGCTCAACAGGGCAGAGCGTTGGAGTGATGACCAAACGTTTGGTCAAGCAATCAAGGGCATAGCAAAGCAAGTAAAGTCAGAAGGAGCGTCTGCAAAAGAGCGCGTTGTGGAAGCGCGACTGGCGGAAGCATGCTCAAAAAAGAGGCGCTACGTCACAGACGAAGTTCTCGAAGGTTTGAAGGGAGGAGGTAAGGTTGTTGTGTTCACAGCAAGGCGTCGGGAGACCGAGCTTTGGGCACACGCCGTCCGTCGTGAGGTCACCCGTGGAGATGAGGCGCAAGGGAAGGTGCCTGTCTGGGTGGCCCACGGCGGCATTCCTGAATCAGAAAGGGACGCCATGGTGGATTCTTTTAGAGAGTCGACTGGTCCATGCTGCTTGATCGCGACAGGTCAAAGTGTCGGCACCGGTGTCGATGGTATGCAGACCGCAGACCTTGCCATCTTTGCGATGCTTCCGTGGAAGCCGGGTGACTTTGTTCAGTGGAAGGGTCGCTTCGACCGTCTCGGAGGTAGCCCTACTCTTCTCAAGGTGATCGTTGCCGAGGGTACGTATGACACTCGTGTGGTTGACATCTTGGTCGACAAGTTCGGTCCCATTGAATCTTTTCTGAAAGCCGACGAGCTTGACGGCCTGGGAGAGAAGCTTCGGGGAACGGAAGACAAAGGGTCCATCTTGGACTCAATCATTACAAAACTGGGAGACAACTAATGGACTTGACGGATGAACGATTCCACCGCCGCAAGGTGCCGTGGGCTTCTCTTGTTAAAGAGGGCATTGAACCTCAATCGGTTGTGATTGAAGCACAACGACAAGGTTTGTGGAAGCTGGCTGAGAGTGCGGCTACTCGTATTCGCAACTGCAAGAATGGGTCTGCTTGATGGATGGCATCTTGATTGACGCAGGTCGCTCCTCTCGTGGGTGGTCTCGGATTGGGACCTTCTTTCGTTGCCCTCAGCTCTTCGCTTATGGGGAACGCTTGAACTTAGAGATGATTCCTGCCGACGCACTTACGCGTGGGAGTATGGGGCATGTCATGCAGGCTCACCTGCACGCTATCTACGGCGCCAAGCAGGGGGGCTGCTGGGTAGACGACAAGTGGATCGATGACCCTGACATGCTCATGAAGCCCGAAGACGCGTTGTATGCGTACTGCGAGGCGAATGGGGGGCATGACTTTATTGATCGAATGCTTGAGACATTCAGACGCTACCTCTACCAGTTCCCTGAATCACCGGGCCGCATCTTGTCGGTTGAGCATCAAGTAACTGCGGTGCTGGGTGAGAAGAACGGAGAGTGGGGGATGTGGGTAGTTCACCCGAAGGACCAAGACTTCCCACGAGACGCTGCAAAGATTCGAGCCTGTGATGAAGGCATCATCAAGCCGTCACCCCTCAATGTACCTGGTCACCCCGATCACGGTAAGGCGGTGTCCCTTACTCGCAGAATGGACATGTCAACAAGGGACAGGTCCGGTAGGTCGTATGTCTGGGATCACAAGCATCAGGCGAGGGTACAACCAGGCCGAAGCGTGGACGCTTACGCAATCGACGGAGGGTTTGCAGCTTTCCGCATCATGGGTCGTCAGTTGTACGGAGCAGACTTCGGAGGCGTGTCGTTGAACTTGATCCAAACGACTGCCCCTTGGCGAGTTGCTCGCCCCATGGTACCGACTACTCCTCATCGTGATCGACACTTTGCAGAGATGCTCTGGCGAGCGGAGCACCAACTCGCACGGCTCGATGTGGATACGCCCGACCACTGGTCCTGGCCAAAGGTTCAGCACGAAACGGCTTGTGTTGGCCGGTACGGATCGTGTGCTGGGATCAAGCTTTGCTTCTACGGAGAAGCTGGTAAGTACTGAGCCACTTTGTTATTTTGATTTCTGACTGTTCGAGAACCCACTACGGAGAAACCATGACCCAAGAAGATGGGCTGCCTACTGTTATGATTACAGTGTATGGCCAGCCAAAGAAACGAAAGACAAGCGACATGCTGGCAGCGTTCCCCAACGCACTGTTCATTGGGGTGCCATCTGCACTTTCTTTAGTCGCTCAAAACGAACTCGGCTTTTCGCCGTCTGTCTACCCAGACCCGCCTCAGGGGTTACCAGAGTTGGTGGCTTTGCTCACTCAGCTGAGCGAACAAGACCTGGCGTCTCAGTGTGGGGCCGTTGTCATTGATGACGCAAGCCACTTGTGCAAGCTATCAATGCTGCGGTGGGAAGAAGAAGCGCCGACGGGTCGATCAGGAAAGAAGGATCGCTTTTACCAGTACCAACAACTGGACCGCCACCTTCTTCAACTTGCAGGATTAGCGAGACACTTAGGTGTACACATGGCCATGAACTTCCACGAACGGATGCCTGGCTCGAATGCGGACGGTCACTTCTGCCCTGGCGGACCCGACGTTCCATCTCGTAACCAGGTGAAGACACTTCCCTCCTGGTGTGACATCAACGTGCGCGCAATGATTGATCCTTCGTACCCTGATCCGTGGTTTGCGGGCTCATACTACTGCGACCCCACCGACCCTGAGTGGATCACTGGAGATCGCACTGGGGTTTGCAAGAGCAAGACTCCCGGTAACCTTCGTGAGATCCTTCGGGCGAGCAAGTCAAACTACCATCTTGGTAGAGTTCAGGGGCTTGAGTGGCAGGACGAAGTTGCCGACTCTGTTGCGTCGGCCTTAACGCAGGACGTACCTGTGAAAGAGGCCATCGAACAAGCCGTTTCGGGTAGAAAAAATGAACCTCTTCACTTGCGTTGGGCTTGCCAAGACGGTATTGCAAGGGGTATACTCGCTAAGCAGCAATCTCGAAGCCTCTTTGACTTCGACCCGGAGCCTGAAGAACCCACCACAAACGGTGTGTCTTTGCCGCCTCCACCACCATCTTCCTGACGGTTTCCGTCTGGACCTCGGGCCTGACGCCCACCACTACAACAATGGAGCCAACAATGGCTATCAACATTCCTCCCGGTGCATTTAAAGACATCCGTAGTTTCGGAGCTGGCGCACCTGACGCTGGCGTTTACGCAGTAAAGATCTTGCGGATTGAATCCAATCCCAATGACAAGCCTGGTAAGCGTCGGTTCCACTTGCAGTTCGACAATGGGTTCACCATGTTCACATTTGTGAATGTTCCCTTCGAGAACGGCCAAGCAATCGCGGGTCTCTCTGAGAACCAAACTCGCGGTCAACTGGCTAACCTGCGAACAATCCTTGAGTCTCTCGGATACGACGGGTCGACTCTTGACTCGGGTAACGTGACCGATGATTGGTTCCTTCACGCCAACAACCACGGTCGCCAAGGCTACGTTGACTTCGTTCCTTCTCAGAAGGGCGTGACCGGATCTTACAACGAGGTCAAGGGTTGGCTTAACCAGTCCGCCTACGAAGCTCGTAAAGACAACGGTGCTACCGCACAAAGCGCACCTGCCAGTGCTCCTGTGCCTTCCGCCGCGACTAACGGAGTTGCACCCTCCGCTGGTGCTGTCCTGCCCCCTCCACCAAGTGTGGCTCAGGGCATCATCAGCTAAAGTTGCGGCTTGAGTCGTCACTACCACGAGGTCCGGTGGTGGCGGCTTTTATTTAGACCAGGGGAGTTGTCCTTTACTTCCCGGAAAGTCCAGCAGGAAGGCATGTGGATGGTCGAATAGATGCCTTGACCTCAACCCTTACCTTTTAGGAGAAAAAATGTTTTTAGAGTTTAAACGAAAGCAGCGTTCAATACAGCCCCTAAATACAGACGAGCGAGTGGCCATTAATACTAAGGCAATTGCTTATGTACTTCCCCTTAAGGGCGAAGGGACTTGCATTGTACTGATGGCTGCGCACCCAGAAGATCCCTCGGTTCTGGTTCAAGAATCCTACGATTATGTTTTAGACAGACTTTTTGTTGACGCAGACGAGTCGTCTTGAGAGTAGAAGATCATGCCCTTTGACCCGACAACACTTGGAGCACGATGTGACGTGTGCCCGTTGGGCCCTAAGGGCGATCTTCGTAAAGGTGACTGGAAACCTGTAGGGTGCGAAGTCCACAAGGGAGCCACTGTGCTTGCTGTGGCTGAAAGCCCCGACCCCGAAGAAGTGCAGCACGGTCGGCCCTTGGTGGGTCGGTCAGGTGGTGAATGGAATCGAGCTTTAGCTGCTTGTGGTAGGCGGCGGATTGACGTAGACCTCGATCATGTGATCGCTTGCAAGCTCCCAGGTCAAGCCTCTGGGGCCATGCGTAGACTCGGCAAAGCTGTAGACAAGCTAAACAAGAAGCGAGCTAAGGAAGGTCTTGAGGCGGTACCTCACCCTCTGACTTGCTGTAGGCCAAGGCTTCTCAACGTAGCATCTCGCTACCCGTCTTTGATTACACTGGGCAAGGTTGCAACCACGGCTCTTACTGGTGTCGGTAGCAGCATTCAAGCCACCCGTGGCGGACCAATGCGCATCACCAGTGACTGGGGTGTAACCACTGATCCAGACGAAACCGCCCACCGACTCTTACCGTCACTCCACCCATCTTTTATTCTACGGTCGCCGAGTTGGCGCCGAGTGCTGCATTGCGACATCGGTAAGGCATTCCGCTGGTTCACTGATACCCTTGAGTGGACTGACCCCGATGTGCTGTGGCGACCTGAACCAAGCGAGCTTGAAGAATGGTTGAAGCAATCCGCTCCCTTCTGGGCTTACGATGTGGAGACGGATGGCATTGAACCCATGGAGTGCAAGCTCCGTACGATTGCGATTGCAACCCCGGACCTGGATGAGAACGGGCGGGTCACCGACAAAGCAGCTGCGACTAAATCTAAGGCGGTTGGCGTTAGCATCCTGAGCGCTGATGGCAGGACACACTTTTACTTACCGGAAGAAGAGTGGCGAATCAAAGACATCTTACGCGCTGCTTTTACAGACGGTCGTGTATGGGTGGGGCACAACGCTGGAAGCTACGACAGGATGGTGATTGAGAACTACCTGGGCATTACACCTGCACCTTTGGTTGACACTTTGTTCCCTGCACGATTCAGGGCACCTGACCTTCCCAAGGGGTTGAAGACCATCGGCTCTATCTTGACTGACGTGGAACGTTGGGAGACGACGGAGAAGGGTTCAAGCATTGCAACGGGTAGCACTGACGATGACGAGCTTCTTAGCTACAACATCATTGATACAGTAGTAAACGCTCGGATTACCCTACCGCTGATCAAGGCGGCCACTAACGCAGGTGCCTTCATACCGATTAGCGAAGGCATTAAACCCAACTCTTGGCCCTCCAATCGCTCATGGAATCTCAACGAGGTTGACCACGAGACACAAGTCATGTGCGTGGAGATGCACAAGAACGGCGTCTGGGTAGACCAAAAGCGTAGGTTTGAGCTTGAGACTCGGTTCACTGCGTCTGTTAAGCAAAGAGAGAAACGACTGGACGACTTCGCTTCGGGGATCAATCCGGGTAGCTACGACCAGATCCGTGACTTGTTCTACAACAAGTGGAAGCTCGGCATTCCTCCGCAGATGGACGCCAAGGACTTTTACACTGACACGGGCGCACCTGGTACTGGTGACGCTGTGTTGCGCGCTCACATTGCAAGTGGGAACCTGTCAGAAGAACAGGACGCCTTTATCCGTGAGCTTAGGTTGTACCGCAGAGAGAAGAATAAGATCTTAGGTACGGTGCTCATCCCCTTGAATCGAAGAGACATCGACCCGAAGAAAGGTGTGGTTTGGGAAGACGGTAGGGTTCGTCCATCGTGGAACGCCCACGTCACCAGTGTGGCCCGCCTGTCTTGCTCGGGCCCTAACCTCCAGAACATTGGGAACCGTAAGGGGCAGGGGCCATTGAAGACTATCTTCGCCGCTCCTCCTGGGCACATCCTGGTGGGGGCGGACCTCGACCAGGCGCACCTACGCATCATTGCCAACTACTGGAAGATCCCTCTCTTGATGGAATGCTTTGAAGAAGGCAAGGATCCTCACAACACACTTGCTCAGAATGTTTTTGGTGAGCGCTTTGAGAAAGCCAGCGGCTGGGGAGACGACGGCTTTAGCCTTTACAGTAAGCCAGCAGGCGGTGACGCTAAGTCGATGCGCGACGTGTGTAAGACACTTCGATACGCATCAGCCTACGCTGCGGATCCTGCCACTGTATGGCAAGTACTCACCTCCACTGAGACGGACGACGCCAAGCTACCGTACGTGGGAATGACTTTGAGAGAAGTCCGCGTCATGCACGAGACCTGGAAGTCCACTGAGCCTGAATGGGCTCAAGCCTGGGACTCCATGAAGAGTGTGTACGAACAACAGGGCTACATGGAAGAGCCCATCATGGGTAGGCGAAGCGGCCCCCTTAGTGACGGCAAGCTTCAAGAGGTTGTTAACTTCCCCATCCTTGCGGCTGAAGGATCGACCATGCGGTTGGCTGAAGCTCAAGTACGGGAGGCTTACCCCTTTGAGTTTGCGGGACCGGGCACTGGGATGATTCATCAATGCCACGATTCTATATGCGTGCAGATACCCCTGCCCAAAGGATTCGATCCGATGTGGGCACCCACTAAAGGCGAACCTCTACCACCTGAGATCGAAAAGATGAGACGCACCGTAGAGGAAGCAATGACTATTAAGATACCGGGTTGGCCCGTTGCGATGACCGCAGAAGCCGACGTGGGTCGAACACTGAAGGACGTATGAACAAGTCACGCTGGTTCTTGGCTCACTCGAAGAATGATGAAGACAGTAACATTGACGCATGGTGCGCCGAGGTGCGTGATCTTATGTCAGATGATCTCTGGCAAGCTGAGGTGACTTCGGGTCGAGACGACTACAAGTCCCGCGCTTCAGCTCTTGGCGGCTGGTCAGCTTGGTGCAGAGACGTATCGATAGGCGAATCATACACCGGTGACCCGATGTTCCACGGCATCGTTGTACCTGTAAATATGAGTGAGCAAGTCTCTGTGGGTAAGGCTACTGCTCAACTCGTTGAGGGATTCATCAGTCGGAAGAAGCACGCCTTTGCTTGGTGCGTCTGCGACAAGGTGTTCAAGATTATACTCGGCGTACAACCTATTGAATCAGACGACTGGGTAAGCTGGTCGGTACTTATTCTTGAGGACCCAACTTGACGCAGCGGTATTAGTACCATACGATCCACATTCCATCAGGTGACTGACTCTTGGTGGCACTTACAACTCGGAGACACAATGTCCAAAAAACCCGTACGTCCGTACGTCAAATCTGTTTTCAGTAATCTAAAATCACCCCTCCCTTCCGGTGCACCTTGGTCCATCGAGCTTGGTCGGTACACGTTGTTGGTAGGTTCAAACACCAGCCACAAGAGCAGCGTCATCCAAGCTGTGGAGCTTGCCGCTTCAGGGTCCGTCGATGATGTCGTCGGGCGAAGCGACGTAAAAGACTCTGGTCTTCTCATGTCTTTGATCGCCGATGGTCTGGATGAGTTGCACGCCAACGTGTCTCTCTCGGATGATGACAACGGTAGCTTTCGACTCCAAAGAGATCTTGAGACAGGTAAGAACAAACGACCTCAACACAACGGCCTGGGTGACAATGTACTGACACACCGTGCTGTTCGAGCTGCGTTGTCGGGCTCTGTTGCAACTCGACGCAAAGCATTCCTGGGATGGATCGGTGGTGGTGTCTCGCAAGAAGACATCTATGCCTGCATTCCTTCTGACCTGCACGCTAAGTTCGACGACCTGTGGGGGCACATTGGTCGTGGCCTTTCTCCCATGGACTCATTGATTGCCATCGGTGACTACACAGCCAAGCAGAGTCGAGACCTCTCAAAGCAACGAAAGAATGCTGAGTCGGTAGTCAGCGAGTTGATTGACGTGAACTTGGATGCTGCCCCTAATGACGATGACATTGAGCGACTTAACCAAGCAGTTAAAAACGCTCAGAGTCTACTCGAAGCAGCCGCTGCATGCTCCAACGGGATGCCAGAGTCACTGAGACAAAGCCAGATGGCTGAGTGCGAAGAGGAAATGAATCGCCTCAAGAACGATATGACTCAGATCAATCATCAAGTGGAGTCACTTCAAAGCCAAGTCGTTTCAGTTCCAGACTACGTGAAGTCGGGCCTTGAGTCATTGACCTGGGCGATTGAAAACGAAATCGATCAATGCCCCACATGCAGTAGTCAAGTAGGCTCCGATCACTTGGTCAACTGCCGCGACTTCTTCTCTAAACAAGTAGACGACGCGTCCGCTGCGAGCACCAGTGTGGTCACCACCATGGCTCAACTTGAATCAGAGATGCAGTCTCGTCGACGAAGCTACGCCGACGTTGAAAGAAAGCTGACTGACTTGTCCAACACAGCATCAAGCACAGACGCTGGGTTGTCTCTTGAAGATGCACGCGACCGGTTGAACGCAGCGTCTCTTGCGCTGAACAACACCATGATTGTTAAGTCAAAGTGGGATCAGATTGTCGCTTCAAAAGAACTGATCGCAAACTTGGAGACAGACACTGAGCGTTACAAGATGCTCAGTTCAACGTGCAGCGACGCCATGAAGTCGATCTTGGGTAGTCAGTCAGAGCGATTCACCAAGATGGTGAACAGTCATCTACCCGGTGACTGGTTGTTTGATGTTGTCCTTAAAGACGAGCGCCTAACCGACACGTTTAAGATCGGCCTTGTGCGAGACGGCAACCTTCACGAGGCTTTGTCTGGAGCAGAGTGGGCCACCGTGACCACCGCAATATCGATGGCGGTAATCCAGCTGGGCCTCTCATCGAAGCAACCAGCTATCCTCATCCCTGAAGATCGTGCGTGGGACGGCAAGACACTAAGCTCTGTCATGCGCAGCTTCCGAAACTTTGATGGCCAGGTCATTATGGCAAGCACAATCCGACCCACGGGGAGAGCGCCTGCTGGGTGGACCATCATCGATATGGACAAGAAGTCTTCCTCCTGGTTGGGATCGGGAGAAGAACCTGAGCCCGAAGTTCGTAATGAAGATGTGATCCGTCGGCCAAAGGCATCAACTAAGAACGTCGTCACTACCGCCAGTGCGGTTGCTGTATCCATGATGGGGTTCAGCGAGGATGACGTGAAGCTGATGACACGAAAGACGGCAGCCGACATCATCAAGAAGAACCTGTCACCCGGTGACATCACGGTCTTGGAAGACGGTAGCTACTCATTGAAGAATGGCGGTAAGGTTCTCAACCTCCCCCAACCTCCGAGTCGTCAATCGTGAAGTGTTTTACCTGCGGGATAAACACGAAAGTTATAACGACACGAACAGCAGACTCAGCGCCGGGATCAAACCCGTCGTTGATTCGTCGAGGCAACGAGATTGCAGGTTGGTACACGTCCGAGTGGGTAATCCGCATACGCAAATGCACTCCCTGCAAGAAGACGTGGCAAACGATTGAGATACCCGTGGAAGATTTAACTCAGGGCTGGGCCCCTCAGGAATGATGATACGGGCGGCATGATCGAAAGAAACGATTGTGCTGCCCTTTAATCTTCGGTTTGACACGCATTGCGGCGGGTCGATAGATTAACTGAACCGGACCTCGGTTACTTCAGTCACGCTTGCGGGAACGACCAACGGCGATGACTAAGTGTGCGGGGTTGGTAACTGACAAGACTATTCAACAAATGACTTTTACAATGGCGGCACAATGGACAACGACAACTCGGTTGAAGAACGATCAACCGGGTCAGCAGCGCAGCAGCAGAACCCCGGAATCGACACACTACAAACGCTCTTAGCATCCCTTCGGGAAGGTGATGCGGCAACGCAGAGAGCAGCATGGATCAGCGTACAAGATCCAAACGTAATGACCAGCCTCGCAGAGAGCTGGCAGTCTGACAACGACACAGCTGAAACACTTCTGATCACAATCGGATCTATCCGTGGCCAAGCCACACGGGCACGCAACCTTCGGTCTGCCGTCCGCAACTTGTCAGAGTCTCTCGTTCGGCGACGATCAGATGAGATGTTGGATGAACTCGAAGAGAGTCTGTCGGCCAACATGTCTTTGTCTGTTTGCTTTGGCGAAGCTGGGCCTCCGCCTTCGATTGTATCCTCCGACATCCTTTCTGTTCTTGTTGCTCCTCGTGGCTTTGCTGTTGATGCTGTTGGCGTTTACCGCCTTTCTGCTTCTCCCGAAGGCGATCTGGTGCGCACTCGCATTGCTGCTGCTCCCTTCTTTATTGTGGGCAGGACCAGCGATGTTCTTACTGGCGAGGCCAAGCTGCAAGCTGTGTGGCGTGGTCCTGCTGGATGGTGCAGTCGTGTTGTTAACCGACGCACTTTGATGGACACGAGCAAACTCATCGGCCTGGCAGACCTGGAAGCTCCGGTCAGCAGCATGAACTTGGCAAACCTTGTCGCCTACCTGGCTGACTTCGAGGCAGAGAATCGCCATCGGTTGTCGGCTCTTCGGTCTACACCGCGCATGGGCTGGCAGCCTGGGGGAGGGTTCCTTCTTCCAGAAAGCTACTACGCAACGGCAGACGAGTCTGACGAACAACTGGTGCTGACTCCACCACCTGGCTTTGAGTCTATGTCGAAGGGGTGGACAACTTCGGGGACCTGGGAGGAGTGGCTTGAAGCTGCCTCACTGATCAGTCCTTACCCACACATGCACGTTGCCATCTACGCGAGTGTAGCTGCACCTCTCATGAAGGTACTACGGTTGCCTGGTTTCGTGGTTGACTTCAGCGGCGAGACAAGTGGAGGAAAGACTACTGCACTAAGGTTCGCTGCTTCAGTATGGGGCAAGCCCAGTGAGAACTACCCGACGGCCATGTACTCTTGGGATGCGACCAAGGTTTGGATCGAACGGACTGCCGGGTATCTTCAGAATCTCCCGCTGCTTCTGGACGAAACCAAAAGGGCGAAGCACAACGGCATCGTTCGCGATGTCATCTACGACTTCTGCCAGGGCCAAGGTCGAGGGCGCGGATCAGTGGACGGCACACGCTACACAGATTCATGGCAGTCCATCCTCATCAGCACAGGAGAGGGCGCAGCCACAGACTTTAGCGAAGACGCAGGAACAAGAGCGCGCGTTCTCTCGCTCAAAGGAAAGCCCCTGGGCGCAGACCCAGACGTTGGCGGTCAAGTCAGCGAGGAAACACAGGCGCTGCTCAGCAACAACTACGGCCATCTCGGGCGTAAGGTCATCGAGTATCTGGTCGCGAACCAGCCAAGGCACAACGAGATTCGTGCGGTGTTCAAGGAAGCACGGGACAAGTACTCTCAGATTGCGAAGACGGCAGTGGCCAGGCGTCACGCTGCTCACCTCGCTGCGCTTGAGATTGCTGCGGGAATCACGCGTCAACTTGGTGTACCTCCCTGCCAGGAGGATCCGTTTGCCTTCTTGATCGAGTGCCAGGAATCAGCTGGCCGGGATGCAGACCGACCCCTGGCTGCTTTCCAAGACATGCTCTCCTGGTGCACAGCCAACTCCGTGCGCTTCCATGGACGACACGAGGTGACTGGGCATGGGCACAGCCGTGTTCCTTCTACGGGATGGGCCGGTCAGTGGAGCAAGGACCAGGACTGGACTGAGCTAAAGATCACAACTCTCACAGTCAGAGAGGTACTCAAGAACCTGGGCCACCATCCTGCTGAGATCCTCAACCGGTGGGCAGAGCGGCAGTGGATAGTCGTAGCCCCCGACGGCAAGAACAAACGGAGTCGTCCTGTGCGCATCGAGGGTGCGATCATGCGGTGCTATTTCGTTAGCCGAGAAGCGATGGAAGCCTGCTTGGGGGACTAACTTCGGTTGCCCCACTCGCAGGTAGTGCACATCTTGTCACTCGCGAGGTTCTTCTTCGCCTTCTTCTTGCAGCGCCAGGGACCAACTCTGGTGCTGCACTGAGGGCAACGCGTCCAGTAAAGAGGGAACGACACGCCGTTTGAGTAGTCAACGTACAGCATGGCTAAGCCCTCGCTGGTTCGGGAAGTTCCAACTTCTTGTTGTGACTGCCGCAGCTAATGATCAAGTGACGTATGGCCCAGATTGAAACCAGGTCCACCACGTCAATGGCAGACTCATCGGTGAAGCTAACAAGCTCAACGTCTTCCACGTACATGACGGCTACGTACTCGTCGTACGATTGCTCGGGGTCAACGAGTGTGCCGTCGTCGGTCTTGAATACGATCACGCTTACTGGCTTCTCCAGCCAGTCAGTCATCTTTTCTTCCAACTCCTCCACGGTAATCTTGAGGTAGTCCAGTTGGCATTGGCTAAGTTCATTGTTCACTTTGCCCCTCCTTGTTTTGTGCTTTCACAATCATTGTACTAACACTATCTGCTTGAGTCACTTCGTTGCCCCAAGAGTCCCAACCATCTCGCGTGTTCCGTGCGAACATCTCCAGGTAGGGGCCTGTGCTGCGAGCTTCGATGAGGTCGTAGAACGCAGGGGGTTTGGTGCTGTGTGGCCCACGCACGGCGTGTACCCAGCTTCTGAGCGTGCGGTCATCAGTCTTCACCTTGAACCCGCTGCCCCTGACTCCGAAGAGCAGAAGCTCGTGCTGCCCACGGAAGTACTGACCCAGCCCGATGCGGTCCTTGGTCCATACGACGTTGGTCTTGTACTTGAACCCCATCGCACCCATGAGCCAGATGGCGTCAGCCAGGAAGCTGTTGGTCGCCCACATGTACAGGTGACAGTCAGTCGCAGGGTACCATACCCCTGACTGGTAGATCACAGAGGGCATGTCTTCGGTCTTGACCAACGGGTAGTGCTTGTCAGCACCACGTTTGATCTTGCCTCCACCTCGTTCGTTCCATGGTGGATCCATCAGGATTGTGGGGTATTTCTTTCTAATCACATCGCCCCCATCTTCTTAAGCAGAATGTCAGCGAACACTTCGCAGTGATCGTTGAACAGGTTGTTGTCCTTGGACCAGGCGCTCTTGAGCAGAGTCTCGCACAGCTCCATGATCTCTGACGGACCAAGGTTCTCCACGAGTGTGGCTGCGATCAATCGCCTTGACCTTTCGTTGTTGGGTACAGCGGTGGCTTCCATCATGCGTCTCCTACAGGGTTCAGTGCCGTGGACAGTTCGTCCATGGCGTGGGTGGTTTCTTCGTATCGAATGGCTTCTTGGTGTTCACGACACCCATCGCAGGTGCCTTCTTCGTTGTCGGGACCAACGGCGTCGTCGCAGTTGACGGATATGCAAGGGCGGCAAGCGCACTCAACGGTCCCGCTCAAGTGGTACTCCTGGTCGCACGTTTCGCACACGCGGTAGTACATGCCCCAGTCTGCTGGCAATCCACTCATCGCGCACCTCCTTTGAACTTGGCCCCTCTTTTCCCTCGACGAATGTCCCTTCCCTCACGACGCAATCGATATGCGGTCATTGATGCTGCTTGCAAAGACCTCTTGGTGACGGGCACACCGATGGCTGTAAGGAAGTCGCGGGGGCCATCGCCCTGGTTCCAGATGTGAGCGAACGTGTGTATGGTCAAGGGCTTGATCGATCTGAACACCAACGCAAGATTATGGATCGTCACGCCTTTATCATCCACCGCCTCCAAATAGTTACCGCCAGGAGCAAGGGTGTATCCAGGAGGTATCTCGCCAGGAGGTATGTAGGCGGGTGCGGGGGTAACGACTGGCTCTACCTCATTGGCTTTCGCCGAGGACTTCTCGCGAACAGAGTCGTCAAGCCAACTCACGCATTGCTTCTTGGCTGCCTCGTTGATGATCCATGCTGCGGCAGGGGGGTCAGGTTGCTTCACCGATTCCATGGCCCAGCGTACAACGCACGCCATCTCGTCTCGGGTCAGTGTCAGTGTCAGTGGTTTCTTCTCAGCCATCATGCACCTCCTGTACGCACGGGGCGTCGTGAGAGAGAGCGGTAGGTCGGTCGGGGTTGCTTGAAGTAAAGCATTGTCGTTTCCTTCTGAGGGCGGGAAGTGTGTACCCTCGTAGAGTGCTTATGGCAGCCATACCTCATCGTCAACAACCACATGTTGTTTTTATTGAGAAACCTTGTAAGTGTTTGATATTGTTGGGTTGCGTAAAAGAGGCCACATTATGTCCTTGACGCACTGTTCTATTCCGTTAAGGCATAGCCACAAGGAGCAAATCATGGACACTTTTTCAATCTACTGGACTGACCTCTCGGGCACTCAACACACGGAGATGAAGTACAAACCAATGGACGACATCAAGCCTGCGCTGGGTCGCCTGCTGCGTGGGCCAGGTCGCGCTGTGGTTAAGGAACTCATCGTTGTTGATGCGCTGGACTGCACTGTACTCAAGGCCGTTGATGGCAAGTTGGTATTCCCATGAGCTACACAATCGTTGACATGAGCAATGACTCTGATGGTTACTTCGCTGAGATCAGATGGAACGATGAGTTTGTGGTTGGGTTCTTCCACCCATGGATGACGACGATGGCACTGCGTGAGCTTGAGAAGATGGGCGGTCCTTGTGACCAGCGCAATGGCATCTTCTCCCAGGAGGTTTCACGTAGGGTCAACAGGCTGCACCGTGCGGTGCCTTGCCATGGCCCCTCGGCTCTCGGGGAGCCAGGCTGTAACGCTGGCGTGGGTCAGCCTTGCAAGCGCCCCTCGGGGCACGAGACCTACTTGGGCGTACCCCATGCACCAAGGGTGGAGGCGTTTGATCGGTGGCTGGTTGAGTTGGCCAATGAGATGGGGTTTAAGAACAACTTCCCCTCGTTGGATGACTTGGGTGTAACGCACCATTACCCAGTTTGAACCTTGCTTATTGTCATAATCACAGTGAATGTAACGCGGTGTAACGAACGTGCGTTACGGAATAGTGCAGGTTGAACGCCCACTTTCAAAAGTGTAACAATGTAACGCAGTTTGGAGAGGGTGTATATGTGGGGAAAAAACTACGGCCTATGCTTAATACGTAACGATGGGCTCTCACCCGCGCATATGGTACTATGTTGAAAGAGCGTTACATTGTTACACTGTTTAATAAGTAAGTTTGTACCTTGGTTTTTGTGTAACGCAGCAGTGTTACAAGGGTGTAACAGCGTTACAAGTTGGACTTGGCATGAGTTGAATGGTAAGCTGGGGTATGGATAATGATGAGCCTAATGAACAGATGGTTTCTCCAGCGAGTGCTGACTTGCATGTTGTTTCGACCACTGTAGTTCCAGCAGGTGAAGCCGAAGTAGCTGCAATGTTGGCTGAGCAAGTACGATTCTCAGATGAACCAGAGACTCAAGCACTTGCGTACAGACTTCTGGAAGCAGGTCACACCGTACGATCCACCGCCAGGCGCCTCGGCGTTAGGCCGACCACCGTGTGGAGTTGGTCCACTGACCCGGAAGGGCAAGAGGCCATCCAAGCAGGGCAGGCCCGCCGTCGATCCGTCTTGGGCGAGGGGATGGAGGAGGCAGCTGAAGCCGCACTGAGTTCCCTGCTCGAAGTGGCAACCGACCTTGCGGCAGCACCGAGAGACCGGGTCAAAGCATCCGAGGCAATCCTTGACCGATGCGGTATTACTCCCCACCAATCAACTGATCAAACCACCGTGGCCGTCACTGTTGATGTAGACTTTGACGAGAGACTGGCTCGCATCGTGGCCGGGGCTCAGTCATAAGTTAAGTAGTCCATTCATTAGGAGACTCATCATGTACGACGACCAACCAACTCTCATCATGGTTAAGCGATCTATCGCCGGCCCCGACATCATCACTCCCGGCATGGGATTCCAGAAGGCGCGCAAGGCGATGCTCCATGCCGAAGGTCTGGACGCCGGTGCCCCGTGCCCACATCCCGGCAAGTCCGAACCGGCTGAATCCCCCGGCAAGTCCGAAGCTCAACCCGGCGACCACCAGGCCGAGATGAAACAGATTGCAGAGGAGTTGTACAAGGCATCTAAGATGCACAAGGGTCAAGCCGATAGGCTCATGGGCTACGTCAAAGGTGAATCGAAAGATGAGTCAGACAGCTACGGAGACAAGAAGGAGCTGGACTAATGTCGAAGAACCCGTACACCGGCGAGTTCCTTACGCAGCGGCGCACCCGCTTCCTGCCCAAGTCGTTCCCCCCGGTCATCCCCACCGGCGAGCGCAACACCTACGTGGTGGGCTCCAAGAAGACCATCGAAGAAGCGGCGGCGGCCCAAGGTACCGAAGTTGAATCTCAATCTGGTACTGCAAGTATCAAGGTACTGAGTGACTCAACCCCTGAGTCAGCTAAGTTTAAAGTCTATAGCCGCACCGTCAGCACCCGCTAAACAAGAACGCCCGGCAAGTAGGGAAAACGACTAACCTACTTACCGGGCGTTGACCTTGCGGCCATTAACTGACTATTCAAATGACCCGGAGCACGGAGTCAATGACAGACTAACCGCTATCGTACCAGTACGTCAACCCGGCGCAGCACCTGCACCAATAGGTCAAGCTCACTGGCCCGGCACGGATCGCTTCGCACCTCCGGCGGCAGGTCATCCAACATCCGAAGCACCGCCGGCAACTCCCGCATGACGAACACCTCGTCCATTCCAACTGAACTAATGGGTGGGTCATTACGTGTCATCGATTGCAACTCGTACAGTTGATCTTCAAGTTCCTCGATCGTCGCACCCGCCTGTTCGATGCGTCGCAGCATCCCGGCCACGACCTCGTCGAGCGTGTTCTCTTCGGTAGGGTCGCGGGTCATGACGCCTCCCGCTTAGGCCAGGGCGCCGGCTCCCCGTCTACCATGGTCAAGTAGGTCGGAGACCCGTACGGATCGAACTTCACCCACCCACCCGCGATGGCGACCTTGATAACCGCCGACGGCGCGTCGTCCACATCGCGGCATGTAGGCCATTCGCGGATGTCGAACGTGTATTGCGGGCGTTCCCTCACATCCAACGTGAAGAACCAAGCGGACGGTAAGCCCGCGTCATCGTCGAGGTAGGTGTGGTACACCTTTACTTGTCGAATGGTTGTGGTGGTTGGGTCGAGTTGCTCGACGACGAAGGCCACTTCGGGGGAGACGTACTTATGTTGCCAAGGCATGGGGTATCCGATGGGGCACGGGGCCCCGTTAGGGTTCAGTGTTGGAGGAATACGATCAAAGGGGCGCGCTCACCGTTGACGTGCTGAGCGTCGCACAACCCGCACGAGTTACAGTCGACGGCTTTGTGCTGCGCTGGGCAGACGATACCGTCGCGTCCGTCGGGCGTGGTGAACTTCTCACCGTTCCATTCGGGCAGGTGCTTAAGCGTCGCGCGCTTGGATCCCGGTGCCCGGAAGTCGGCTACCATAGCGGCCCGCCACCCCTCGCGGATCCTATCGTCCGCCTCATCGAGCGAGTGAACCGAGGCCATAGCCAAGCCCTTAAGGTGGGCGCCCTTGTCCGCAGCAAAGTGCGTATAAAGCAGTAGGCCCTTGAGCCCTGCATCTTTCAACTGGCTCGCCCATCCTGCGACTTCCTCGCGCGGAAATACCCAAGGGTCACCGCCGACAGCGCCGCGTCCGTATCGGGCCGTGCGCCTTGACTCACCGATGGCGTGCTCAAGTGAATACCGCTCGGGCTTATTGACATAGGCACGCTGCATGCTGGCCTGAGCGCGTCGGGCTCCGAGCCAGTGATAGCACCCGTCCTTCCGCATGGGGCAATCTTCGCAGCTCTTCTCGGTCTGCTCCTTGTCTTCTCCCACGTACCCTTGGGGAATGTCGCCGGTCTTATCGTTCTTGGATCGCCCAACCCACAACATTTTGAATTGCTTTTTCATTGGTCGTCTCCTTCGTAGCAGTCTCCACACATGATCTCGTCATCCATTGGTGGCTTTGCTTCGCACATGAAACATTGCTCTGGATACATGCAGTCACTGCACAAAGCACCGTCTGCGGCGATGAATCGGTTGACCCAAAGGCCAGAGCCGGGGCTGGTGTCTTTCCCACATTCCTTACACAGGTTGGCGGGGTCAAGGGTTTGGATGGATGCTTCGGTCATGTCGTTTTTTCCTTCGTGGGGTTGTGTTCCACGCTTAGAGTATACCGCAGCGGTGGAGGTATTGCAAGTAAATCCGACAAGAAAGATCAGATAGATCAACCATCCGGCTACCTGCCTCCGCCATTCCCGCCTTCCCTCCCGGCATATCGCCGACGCCTGCGGTCCTGCCTTCCTGCCGTCCGGCTCTGCCGATCTGCCGTTCTGCCGCCCTGCCGCTCTGCCGTTCTGCCTCCCGTCCTTCCTCCCGGCTCCGGCTCCGGCTATGCCTTCCCGCCTTCCCGCCTTC